GGTGCTAATGTAACTGGTGCAGTTGGATTAGCTACCTTTGCAACAACAGCTAATGCAGTAGCTGGTGCAAACGTGTCAGGTGCAGTAGCATTTGCAACAACAGCTAACAGTGTAGCCGGCGCAAACGTAAGCGGTCAAGTTGGTTTTGCTAACGTTGCAAATAACGTAGCAGGCGCTAATGTAAGTGGTACTGTCTCAAGTGCAACTACCGCAGGTACGGTAACAACTAATGCACAAGCTAATATTACAAGTGTTGGCACATTATCAAGTCTATCAGTATCAGGTAATGCTAACGTTGGTAACTTGGGAGTAAGTGGTGGACTAACATCTACACGATCTCTAGTAACAGTTACAACTAACACAGTAATTGATCAATTTAGCCCAGCAGTATATACAACTGCTAAATATGTTATTAGTGTGACAGGTGATAATGGCGTACAATCAGTTGAAACATTGTTAGCACAAGATGGAACATCTTCTTTCATTACAATCTATGCTGATGTATGTTCTAACAATACTGCTGATATCATTGAACTGTCTAGTAATATTAACGGTATATCAGGAAACGTAACGTTGTATGCAACTGCTAGTGGTGCAAACACAAGAGTGAACATAGTAACTATGTACATTTAATAAATAAAATTTGTAAATATGGGCTACGGCCCATATATACTTAAACAGGGAATATGGAACTGTGACAGTAAAATACTTTAACGTAAAGACCGGCCTAACAACCGGAAATATACTATTGGATGCAGGTAATAGCAATATTACTGCTAATACGTTCATAGGTAATTTATCTGTCACAAATATTGCTAATTTGGGTAATGTTGGCAATGTAAAAATATCCGGCGGAACTAACGGATACGTACTTTCTACAGATGGTAGTGGAAATTTAAGTTGGGAAGTCGGTGACACTCTACCGGGAGGCACGAATACACAAGTTCAGTTTAATGATGCCAGTACATTTGGTGGCAATTCAGCCTTTACTTTTAATAAAACAACTGGAACTCTTAGTTCAACTATATTTTCAGGTGCCGGTAATGCACTAAGCAATATTCAAGGAGCCAATGTATCCGGTCAAGTTGCATATTCTAATGTAGCAAACAACGTAGCAGGTGCTAATGTTTTGGGACAAGTAGGTAATGCATTAGTAGCTGGAACGGTATATACAAACGCACAACCTAACATAACAAGTACTGGTACATTAACAAGTGTTAGTGTGTCAGGAAATGCTAACATAGGCAATATTGGTACAGGTGGTTTAATAACTGCAACAGGTAACATTAGTGGTGGTAACTTAAATACAGGTGGTGTAATATCTGCTACTGGTAATGCTAACGTTGGTAACTTAGGTACAGCCGGTTTAGTCACTGCAACCGGCAATATCATTGGTGGCAATTTAACTACGAGTGGCATATTATCTGTTACTGGTACAGGTGTAAGCTCAATCAATGGCAATTTGAACATGAACAGCCAATTTGTTGTTTCAGTTTCAGACCCAGTTAACTTACAGGATGTAGCAACAAAGAACTATGTTGATATAAAAGTAACTAGTGGTATATCATATCATCAACCTGTACAGGTAGCAACAACAACTACATTAGCAATTGCTACCGGTGGCACGACAGCATACAACTCACCAAATGGCGCTGCTAATGGCATTGGCGCATATATTAGTACAACTGGTACATTCAACTTAATTGATACTGCAAACGTTCAAACTGTTGATACACGTATCTTAGTTAAAGATGAAGCAAACGCAACATGGAACGGCGTTTACACATATGCAAATACAACTGCTATCGTTCGTTCTACTGATACTGACGAATACGGTGCAGATAGTGTAGAAGCATTTAGCATCAATGACTATTTCTATACACAAAATGGCACAGTAAACAAAGGTGTTGCTTTTGTTGTAAGTGCCCCGAGTGGAACAATTACATTTGGTACAAGTAATATTACATTCTCAATATTCAGTTCATCACAAGTTTATAGTGCAGGAACTGGTATTGCGATTACGGGCACAACTATCAGTGCAAATGCCAGTCAAACACAAATTACAGCAGTTGGCACACTAACAACTTTAAGTGTCAGTGGTAATGCTAATATTGGAAATATTGGTACAGGTGGAATAATTACAGCTACCGGAACTGCAACCGTTGGTAACTTAGCTACAGGTGGAACATTAAGCGCAGGTGGTAATGCTAACGTAGGTAACTTGGGTGTTACTGGAGTGTTTGCTACTACACTAAGTGCTACGGGTAATGCTAACGCTGGTAACATAGGCGCAACACAAGGTATATTCACTAATGTAAGTGGTAATGGATCAACATTAAGTTCAATCACAGGTGCTAATGTTACCGGAGCAGTTGCATTTGCAACAACTGCCAATGCAGTAGCAGGAGCTAACGTGTCAGGAGCAGTTGCATTTGCAACAACTGCCAATGCAGTAGCAGGAGCTAACGTGTCAGGTGCTGTAACTTATGCCGCAACAGCAAATGCGGTAGCTGGTGCTAATGTCTCCGGAGCAGTTGCATTTGCAACAACAGCAAATAGTGTAGCAGGTGCTAATGTTTCGGGACAAGTAGGTAATGCATTAGTAGCTGGAACTGTATATACAAACGCACAACCAAACATCACAAGTACAGGAACATTGGCAAGTTTATCAGTATCAGGTAATGCTACAGTTGGTAATATTATTGGCCCACTTGCAAGTGGTAATAGTAATATTTATATTACATCAAATGCCAATATTAGCATGTATGTGAATGGTAATGCTACCGTAAGATTTGTTGTTACTGATACCGGCGCTAATATTACAGGTACACTCAGTGCTACAGGTAATGCCAACGTTGGTAATATAGGTGCTACTAACATTGTTGGTACATTATCGACAGCATCACAAACAAACATTACAAGTACAGGTACATTAGCAAGTTTATCAGTGTCAGGCAACGCTAACGTAGGTAATATTGGCACAGCAGGACAATTTATATCAAGTGTAATTACTGGTACAGCTCCAATGGTAGTATCATCAACTACTCAAGTTGCTAACTTGAATGCAACAACCGCAGGTACGGTTTACACTAACGCTCAACCAAACATTACTAGTACCGGTACATTGGCAAGTTTATCAGTAAGTGGTAATGCCAACGTTGGTAATATAGGTGCTACTAACATTGTTGGAACACTATCAACAGCATCACAACCAAACATTACAAGTACCGGCACATTAGCAAGTTTATCAGTAAGTGGTAATGCAACCGTTGGAAATATAATTGGCCCACTTGCAAGTGGTAATAGTAACATATCTATTACAGCAAACAGTAATATTGCAATGACTGTTGCCGGTACTTCTAACATAATGATTTTAACTGCTACTGGGGCTAACATTACAGGATCATTGAGTGTGAGTGGTAACGTATCAACCGGTGGTGCAATTTTACCTAGAGTAGTATCTATTACTGATGGTACAAGTGTTACTATAAATGGTGATACTACTGATATAGCAACACAAACTAATACTCAAGTTTCAGGTACGCTTACAATTAATGCACCTACCGGAACACCATTCAATGGCCAAAAGTTAATATTTAGATTGCAATCTAGTAACATACAAACGTTCAGTTGGAACGCTGTTTTTGCTGGGTCAACTGATTTAAGTTTACCTACAACAAGTTCAGGTTCGAGTAAATATGACTATGTTGGATTCATATATAACACGCCGGCAATTAATTGGCAATTGTTAGCTAAGAATTTTGGATTTTAATAGTTAAGGAAAATAGAACATGGAAGATATTATCAATCAGATTGACGGACGAGTACAAATTATTTTTGAAAAGACCAGTGAATACAACCAAACATATCGTGATGCATTGTGGATGACACAAGAAGAATATGATGCGACATCAAGTGAAACTATTGAGTCAATGAAGCAAGAGAGATTTGATAATTGGTTAGCAATTGTCAATGCACTGCCAACAGAATAACAGTAGTAATAACATATGGCAAATAGATATTGGGTAGGCGGTACCGGTACTTGGACTACTACTACCACTAACTGGTCGGCAAGTTCAGGTGGTGCTTCGGGCGCATCTGCACCTACCGCAGCGGACTCTGTATTTTTTGACCAGGCAGCAACTTATACTGTCACTATGACGGGTGCCTTAACCTGCTTAGACATTACAGTATCGGCAGGTACAGTAACCTTCACTAGCACAGGTACGTTAGCAGTCAGTGGTTCGATGTCGTTATTAGCCGGAACATTGTGGAGTGCAACCGGTACTATAACCTTTAACGCAACCACCAGTAAAACAATTACGACCAATGCAGTAACGATAAACAGCCCCATAACCTTTGCTGGTGTAGGTGGCACATGGACGTTGGGTAGTAACCTCACCTTAGGTCTTACACTTACTACAACATTAACTAACGGTACAATATCATTATCTACTTTTACCTTAGCTACAGGCATATTTAGTTCAGCCGGCACTGCTGCCCGCTCAATTAGTTTTGGTACAGGTAATATTGACTTAACACATACTACTGCTGGAACTATTGTATTAGCAATGGCAACTGCTACTTTATTTACAGTATCAGGCACTGGTGGATTTACTAGTGCAATGTCAGTGACAAGAACATTTCAATTCGGGAGTACTGCTGGCGGATCAGCAACCAACAGTCCAAACCTATCTCTTACAAGCGGTGCATCCATACCCACTTTATCAGCAGCTAGTTGGTTTAACACATTAAATTTCAATGGTTCAACGTGTACACCGGCATCAACCACATTAAACTTAAATGGATTAACACTGGCTTTGGGTGGTACTTATACTAATTTAACACCTACAATGGTTGGTACTGGTACTATTACAAGTAATGGCAATACTACTTTAACTAATTTAACAATCAATAGTACATCAGGTACTACTACATTAGGTGCTGACTTTGCATTAACTGCAACAAGTACAACAACGTTAACCAGTGGTACATTAGCATTGGGTACTTTTACATTAAGTACTGGTATATTCAGTTCAAATAACTCAACTACTAGATCAATTAGTTTTGGTACAGGCACAATTAATTTAACACATACTACAGCAACAACCACAGTATTGAACATGCCAACTGTTACTGGATTTACTTATACAGGTACAGGTGGATTCACCACAGCGGCGACAGTTGCTAGAGCAGTTTTTTTCGGTAACACAGCCGGTGGCACATCAGCTAATGCGCCAAACATGACAGTAACAGGTACTGGTACATCAGTAATATCCTTTGCAACAGGTAGTTGGTTTAACACATTGAGTTTTACTAGTACTGTGTTTAACCCAGGTACAACCGCATTAAACTTAAATGGATTGACACTATCACCTAGTGGTACATTTACTAGCTTAACACCTACAATGGTTGGTACTGGTACTATTACATCTAGTGGTAATACCACACTTGCATCATTAACTATTGCTAGCACATCAGGTACTACTACATTAGGTGATACATTTACGTTAACTGCAACAAGTACAACTACATTAACCAGTGGCACATTAGCACTAGCTAATTTTACATTAAGTACCGGTATATTCAGTTCAGCCGGCCTACTCACTAGAGCAATATCATTTGGTACTGGTAATATTGCACTAACTCATACTACAGCCGGAACTACAGTATTGTCAATGGCAACTGTTACAGGATTTACTTATACAGCTACCACTGGTGGATTTACCAGTGCAATGTCAGTAGCAAGAACATTTACTTTTGGTACTACAGCTGGTTCAACTACTAATGCACCAAACTTGTCACTTCCGAGCGGTGCATCTATACCCACTTTAACAACTGGTAGTTGGTTTAACACATTAAATTTTAACGGATCAACATGTACACCGGCAGTAACTGCATTAAACTTAAATGGATTAACACTGGCTTCGGGTGGTAATTATGCTAGCTTAACACCTACAATGGTTGGTACTGGTACTATTACATCAAACACCAATACCACACTTGCATCATTAAATATTGCTAGCACATCAGGCACTACTACATTAGGTGATACATTTACGTTAACTGCAACAAGTACAACTACACTAACTAGTGGAACATTAGCGTTAGGTACTTTTACATTAAGTACAGGTATATTCAGTTCATCTAGCGCAGTCACTAGAGCAATATCATTTGGTACGGGTAATATTGCATTAACACATACTACGGCCGCAACAGTAGTATTGAATATGGCAACAGTTACTGGATTTACATATACAGGTACTGGTGGATTTACCAGTGCAATGGGAAATACAAGAACATTTACATTTGGTACTACGGGTGGTTCTACAACTAACAGTGTAAACTTAACATTGAGTGGTGCATCAGTTGCAACACTTACAACAGCTAGTTATTTTAACAAACTGGATTTTACTACTAGTACATTTAACCCAGGCACAACTACATTAAACTTAAATGGATTGACATTGAGTAATGGTGTTGGTGCAGTATATACTACTATGACAGTTAACATGGTTGGTACTGGTACTATTACACCTAATACCAATACTACATTGGGTCCGTTGATTATTAATAATGGTGCCGGCACTACTACATTGGCGGCTGCACTAAGTTGTACCACATTCACTATGACTGCGGGTACTATTAATTTTGCTACATTTAATTTAACCTGTTCCAGTACAGCCGCATATACCTCTGGTACCCTGAGCAATATTGGTACTATTACCTGTACAACTTTTACAGTTAACGGAACATTTACATTATCTAGTGGTACTATTACACCAAGTGTTAGTTTTGTATTGACCAGTGGTGCCTTCAATTATAACGGTGGTACTTTAAGTGCAGTACCTACATTTACGCATACAGCAGGTACAGTTACTCTTGGTCAAGCATATGCGCTTACTGCAACCGGTACATATACATTAACTGCTGGAACATTAAATTTAAACGGATATGATTTAACTACTGGTATATTCAGTTCAACTGGTACAGGTGTTCGTTCAATAACATTTGGTACTAATACTATTATATTAAATCATTCTACAGCCGCACAAACTGTATTATCCATGGCAATTGTTACTAACTTTACATATACAGGTACAGGTGGGTTCGTTACAGATACAACATCAGTAACAAGAACGGTAACCTTTGGCACTACAGGTGGCTCTGCAACCAATGCACCACTCTTAACGTTAACTGGTAGTGGTACAAATGTAATAACATTTACAACAGGTAGTTGGTTTAAAAATCTTAGTTTTGGTACTACGGCATTTAACCCGGGTACAACTGCATTATCAATTGTTGGAGATCTAACACTATCAAGTGGTGGTACATTTACTGGTTTGACAGCTACAATGGTTACTACTGGTACTATTACAAATAATACTAAAACTATAGCTGCATTAACAATCAACAGCACCTCAGGCACTACTACCTTATCTGCTGCACTAACAGTATCAGGTACTACTACATTAACTAGTGGCACTCTTAATCTAGCCAATTTTACAATAACAACCGCTATATTCAGTTCAAGTAACACAAACACCCGGTCAATTACTTTTGGTACAGGTACTATTATATTATCTAATAATACAGCAACTACTATATTGTCTATGGCAATTGCTACTAACTTTACATGTGATAATACCAGCGCCGGAGGTTTTGTAGTAGCATCTCTAAATAGCGGGCTTTTAGAAACTGTAGTATTTGGTACTACGGGCGGATCAACCACTAATGCACCAAATTTAACTGTTGGCAACAGTAATACCACCTTATTTTTAAATATTACTGATAGCTCTTGGTTTAACACATTAACCTCAACATATACTAATGCATATATAAATTACTCCACAGGAGCTACGACTCAAGTACTTGGAACATATGTAAGTACATTGGCATTGTCTAATCAGCGTGATAATTATACAGGATTTCTTCCAAACTTTACCAGAACACAAACATATACTACTACCACATCCCAAGTGTTGGCCGGCATTGGTTTTAACTGTCCGGGTGGAACATTAACTATAGTAGATCCTGTTAGAAATTTTAATGCATTTACAATTAATACCTATGCTGGCACCGTAGTCACTACTTTGGCGCTAGTGGCAGGTACTATAGATGTAAGTGATGCGGCTAATGCATATGATGGGATTAGTGACTCGATGGGGTTTGGACGAATAGTTTCGTCTAACCAAAATACCCGTTCGATGGCATTTGGTTCTAATATTATGCAGCTGGCAAATGCATCATCACCGTATGTTTATGCTACTTCAATATCAATGGCAGATACTACTAATTTTACCAGTACTGGAACTGGGGGATTTTGGTTATATCCTTATACCGGTACTGCTATTACTATTGGTACTACAGCTGGTGGATCTGTTACTAGTACTTTCAACCTATACGTAGGGAACTTTGGTGCACCAGGCGCACTGACCATTACAACTGGTAGTTGGTTTAAAACTTTAAGTTTTATAGCACCATATGGTTTTTCATCGTTTAGTGGTACTATTACTTCCACTTCTATAAACTGTAGTTCTTTGGCACTTTCCACTTATGTCAGTTTCAGTAATTTAAGTGCAACCATGAGAGATACTGGTACTATTACATCTACTAGTCCTGGTACTACTACTATGGGTAACCTAACAATTAATAATGGTGCAGGTACTACTACATTAGCGACAGCACTATCATGTACCACTTTTACACAAACAGACGGTACTATTGATTTTGCTACATTTAACTTAACTTGTTCAAGTACAGCAACATATACAACAGGTACATTATCAAATATAGGTACTATCAGTTGTACAACATGGACTATTTCTGCGGCCAGTACATTTACATTAACTCAGGGTACTATTACACCAAGTGTTAGTTTTGTATTGACCAGTGGTGCCTTCAATTATAACGGCGGCACATTGAGTGCTGTACCCACCTTTACGCATACAGCAGGTACAGTAACATTGGGGCAAGCACTATCATTGGCTGCAACAGGTACATATACATTAACTGCCGGAACATTAAACTTAAATGGATTTGATTTAACTACAGGTATATTCAGTTCGAGTAACACAAATACTCGTTCAATTACATTCGGTACAAATAATATTGTATTAGCGCACACCACGGCAGCAACAGTTGTATTGAGTATGGCAATTGCTACTGGATTTACATATACAGGTACGGGTGGTTTTACTAGTGATATGTCAGTAACAAGAACATTTACTTTTGGTACTACAAGTGGTTCAACAACTAATGCACCCAATTTGTCACTTATATCTGGTGCATCGACTTCAACATTTACTGATGGGTCATGGTTTAAAGCACTAGACTTTACTGGAAGTACTTGTACTGTTGCAGTTACTGCTAGTCTACTTGGCATTAACGTAGACACATTAACGTTAGCAACGGGTGGTACTTACACAAGTTTAATACCAGTTTTTACTAGATCACAAACTTGGACCCCGCAATATAGCAAACAATTAGGTGGTATTGGATTTAATGTAGTTGGAGGCACATTCACATTAGGTGGCGCACAAACTTACACAGCAACTTCGGTGACTATTTTAACTGCAGGTACAATGGATTTAGGGGGATTTGATTTTACGACTGGTTCATTCCTTTCATCTAACACAAACACCAGATCAATTAATTTTGGTACAAACAACATTATATTAGCAACTACAACTGCCGCAACTACAGTATTGAGTATGGCAGTAGTTACTGGATTTACTTATACAGGTACTGGTGGATTTCAAACAGATGCAACATCAGTAACAAGAACGGTTACATTTGGTACTACGGGCGGCTCATCAACTAATGCACCAAGCTTGTCAATAACTGGTAGTGGTACAAATGTAATAACACTTACTACCGGTAGTTGGTTTAACACATTGAGTTTTGGAACTACTGCATTTACAGTTCCAGCTACGTCATTAAGCGTAAATAGTTTAACACTATCCAGTGGTGGTACATTTACCGGATTAACAGCTACAATGGTTGGTACTGGTACTATTACAAGTAATAATAAACCAATTGCGGCATTAACAATCAATCATTCAGGCACTACTACATTAGCAGATGCATTATCTACTGGTATAACTGCTACTACTACACTAACCATAGGAACATTAAACTTAAATGGATTTGATTTAACAACTGGTATATTCAGTTCATCTAACACATCTACTCGTTCAATTATTTTTGGTAGTAATAATATTATACTATCAACTACTACGGCTGCACAAATTGTGTTAGCAATGGCCACTGCTACTGGATTTACATGGGACAATACAAGCATTGGCGGGTTTACTAGTACAATGTCAACTACAAGAACATTTCAATTTGGTCAAACTGCCGGCGGCTCTGCAACCAATGCCCCTAACTTAACATTAATCAGTGGTTCGTCAATTGCTACGCTTACAACAGGTAGTTGGTTTGATAATCTTAGTTTTGGTGGTTCTGGTGGTACTGAGTTTACTTTAGGTACAACTGCATTGTCAATTAATGGAAGTTTAACACTATCAAATGCAGCACTTGCTATATTTACTGGTTTAACACCAACAATGGTTGGTACTGGTACTATTACTAGTTACGGTAAAACTATAGCCGCATTAACAATTAATAGCACCTCAGGTACTACTACATTAGGTGGTGCATTGTCATTTGCACTTGCTACAGCAACAACTACACTAACATCAGGTACATTAAACTTGGGTGGATTTGATTTAACAACCGGTATATTCAGTTCAACTAATACGAATACTCGTTCAATAGTTTTTGGTACTAATAATATTATATTAGCACATACAACTGCGGCAACAACAGTATTGTCAATGGCAACTGCTACTGGATTTACGTGGGACAATACAAGCACCGGAGGATTTACTGCGGCAGCAGATATCACTAGGACATTTACATTTGGTACTACTGGCGGATCAACCACCAATGCACCAAATTTATCAATAACTGGTAGTGGCACAGCAATAGCAACAATCACAACAGCTAGTTGGTTTAACAATCTTAATTTTAATAGTACTGCATTTACTGTTCCAGCAACCGCATTATCAATTGCCGGCGGTCTAACATTATCAAGTGCAGCCCTTGCTGTATATACTGGTTTGTCAATTACTATGGTTGATACTGGTACTTTTACTACTAATGGTAAAACCATAGCGGCATTCACTGTTAATAATGGCGCAGGCACCACTACAATGTTAGGTGCAATAGGTTGTACAACATTTACTATGACCGCCGGCACTATTGATTTTGCTTTCTATGCAATAACTTGTTCAGGTGCATTTACATATACATCCGGTACTATATTAAACTTCCCAGGAAGTTTAAGCACTACTACATTAACAATTAACGGAACACTGACCATGACCGCTGGTATGACTATTACTGCAACAGTCAGTGTAGTATTGCAATCAGGTGCATTTAACTATAACGGCGGAACATTAACTACTCCTGTTTTCACTCAAACAACAGGTGCAGTAACATTGGGTCAACCATTAACAATTACTGGTGCATACACACTAACAGCCGGTACATTAGACTTAGGTAATAATAACTTAACAGTTGGTACATTTGTCTCATCTACTGCTAATACTCGTTCAATATCATTTGGTACAGCAAGTATTACATTAAACACCAGTGTAGCAGCTTCTACTGTATTAAGTATGGCAACTGTTACTGGATTTACTTATACAGGTACTGGTAATTTTATTAGTGATGCAGCGGTAACAAGAACATTTACATTTGGTACTACCGGTGGTTCTATAACTAATAGTCCTAATTTAGCAATAAATGGTAGTGGTACAGCAATAGCAACAATTACAACAGGTAGTTGGTTTAACACATTGAGTTTTGATACTACTGCATTTGTATTACCGGCTACATCATTGAATCTAGAATCATTAACATTATCCCCCGGTGGTACATTCACTGGATTGACAATTACTATGCTAGATACTGGTACAATTACTGGAAATAGTCGTACAATTGTTTCTATGACTATCAATCATTCAGGTACTACTACTATTGCTGGTACACTTTTAACTTGCACCGGCAGTATTACCCTTACAGCGGGCACTTTAACTTTAACCGCTAATCTTAATTTACTAACAACCAATGGGCAATTTGTCTCAACTAACACTAATACTCGTTCAATTAATTTTGGAGCATTTAACATTGACCTTCAATGTACTACATCCGCAACTGTAGTATTGAATATGGCAGACGCCACTGGATTTACATATTCAGGCACCGGTGGTTTCACAAGCCCTTCTACTAGTACTAGAACATTTACCTTTGGTACTACTTCGGGTTCAATTACCAATAGCCCTAATTTAACATTAACTGGTGTTGGTACATCAGTGTCAACATTTACAACTGGTAGTTGGTTTAACACATTAAGTTTTGGTAGTACTGTGTTTACCTTAGCCGCAACAAGTTTAAACTTAAATGGATTGACATTAAGTACTGGTGCCGGTGTATATACCAACTTGACAGCCAATATGCGTGGAACTGGTACTATTACTCCGAACACCAATACTACATTAGGTCCGTTAGTTATTAATAATGGTGCCGGCACTACCACATTAGCGGCAGCATTAAGTTGTACCACCTTCACTATGACGGCCGGCGCAATTGATTTTGCTACGTTCAACTTAACATGTTCAGGTACAGCAACATATACATCAGGTACATTAAGTAATATTGGTACTATAAGTTGTACAACATTTACTGTTAATATTGGAACATTTACATTAACTCAAGGTACTATCACACCAAGTGTTAGTTTTGTAGTATCTGGTAGTGGTACATTTAACTACAATGGTGGTACATTAAGTGCAGTACCTACATTTACCCAAAGCCAAGGTAATGTGACCCTTGGCAAAGCATACGCTCTTACTGCGACAGGTACATATTCATTTAGTGGTGCTGGTACACTAGATTTAGCTGGATTTACCTTAACCACTGGTATATTCAGTTGCAACCACGGATCAATTCGTTCAATTAGTTTTGGTACAGGTAACATTGTATTAGCACATACAACTGCGGCACAAACAGTGTTGGATATGGCAAATGCCAGTAACTTTACTTGGACAGGCACTGGCGGTTTTACTACTACAATGTCAGTGACACGAACATTCACTTTTGGTACTACGGGTGGTTCCTCAACTAATGCACCAAACTTAACATTGAGTAGTGGCGCATCAGTAGCAACAATTACTACAGGTAGTTATTTTAACACACTTAGTTTTGGTACTACTGCGTTTACAATAGGTACAATAACATTAAACTTAAATGGACTGACTTTATCTGCCACCGGCACATATACAACATTAACAGCTAACATGATTGGTACTGGTACTATTACAGGTAATACCAACACCACATTAGTTACCTTAACAATCAATAGTACATCCGGCACTACTACGTTAGGTGACGCATTTAGTTTAGCCGCAACTGGAGTAACAACGTTAACAAGTGGCACATTGGCATTAGCTACTTTTACTTTAACAACTGGTGTATTCAGTTCAAGTAATGCCAATACTCGTTCAATTAGTTTTGGTACAGGTAATATTGCATTAACTCACACTACTGCATCTACTACAGTATTGTCAATGGCCACTGCCACTGGATTTACTTATACAACTACTACTGGTGGATTTACCAGTATAATGTCATTGGCAAGAATATTTGTATTTGGTACTACCGGTGGCTCATCAACTAATGCACCAAATTTAACACTCAGTAGCGGTTCATCAATAGCAACAATTACTACAGGTAGTTGGTTTAATAAATTAGATTTTGGAACTACAGCATTCAATCCAGGAACCACTGCGTTAAACTTAAATGCATTAACACTATCAAGTGGTGGTACATTTACAACATTGACACCAACAATGGTTGGTACTGGTAGCATCACAAGTAATGGCAAAACTATATCCGCATTAACAATCAACAGCACATCAGGTACTACTACATTGGCTGATGCGTTGTCATTGGCACTTGCCACAGCAACAACTACTTTAACGAGTGGAACACTGGCACTTGGTGGATTTACATTAACTACTGGTATATTCAGTTCAACTAACGCAAACACTCGCTCAATAAGTTTTGGTACAGGTAATATTGTGTTGGCTCATACTACAGCCGCACAAACTGTATTGTCAATGGCAACTGCTACTGGATTTACTTATACAGGTACAGGTGGATTTACCGCAGATGCGTCAGTAACCAGAACATATACATTTGGTACTACTGGTGGTTTAGCAACTAACAGTCCAAATTTATCAATAACTGGTAGTGGTACTCAAATTGCAACACTTACAACCGGTAGTTGGTTTAACACACTGAGTTTTGGTAGTACTGTGTTTACCTTAGCTACAACAAGTTTAAACTTGAACGGATTAACATTATCAACTGGTGCAGGTGTATATACCAACTTGGTACCAACAATGGTTGGGACTGGTTCAATCAATACAAATGGTAAAAGTTTATCTACATTAACTATCAATCATTCAGGTACTACTACACTATCAAGTGACGTAACCACAAGTACAAGCACAACATTGACCAGCGGTACATTGGCATTGGCAGGATTTACACTGACCCCAACACAATTTATTTCAGGCACGGCAGCTACTAGAGCAATTTCTGGCGCAGGAACTGGGGTAATTTCATTGGCTAACGATTGGACTGTATCAGACGGTACAGGATTTACTGGTTCTGATTATACCATTAACATGACAAAAGCAACAGCTAAGACCTTTGCAGGAGCCGGGGGATCGTATGGTACTCTTGTTCAAGCAGGAGCTGGTGCATTGACTATCAGTGGATCAAATACATTAGCCGATATACAAGCAACTACTAGACCTTCAACAATTACTTTTACCGCAGGAACAACACAAACAGTAAGTCTATTTACCCTTGCTGGAACTGTTGGTAACTTAGTAACAATTAACAGCGTCACACCAGGATCACGATTCACGTTGTCTAAAGCTAGCGGTACTGTAACAGCAAGTTATTTAAGTATTAAAGATAGTGCTGCTGTTGGCGGTGCAGTTTGGAATGCATATAATGGAACTAACACCGACAGCGGAAACAACATAGGTTGGTTATTTATAGCACCATCTATCTCTGGAAACGGAAACTTTATGGCCTTCTTCTAAATATCGTAAGTACAGTACGATTGAAAAAATGATAAATAAGAGTAATATCTGGTAGAACGCTACTTATCATGAGGTAAAAATGAGTTTAATTTTAAAACAAGAACCCGCAAACACTATATCAACGCCTCCGGCCGGCAAAAGTACACTATTTGTCAATGACAATAGTGTAATGTCTGTTAAAGACCCATCGGGCAATGTAACTACTTTTCCAACGGCCCAAGGCGCAAACACACAAGTTTTCTTTAACGATAATGGTGCAATTAACGGGAATACTGCTCTTGTATTTGATAAGAACAATGGATTACTAACTGTAGCTAATGTAAGTATTACTGGAACATTAAGTGCTGGTAATATCTCTATATCAACTATCAGTGATGGTAATAGTAGTATAGCAATAGCACCAAACGCTAATATAACAATGAGCGTTAATGGAAACGCTAATATAATGACAGTGACTGTTTCTGGCGTTAACGTTGCCGGAACGCTTAGTGCCACCGGCAATACTACTTTGGGCAATCTTTCTGTTACAGGAACACTGAATGCAGGTGACATATCAGTTGGTAGTATTGCAAATGGTACAAGTAATATTGATATTGTTGGTGTAAGTGGTAATGTGACTACCAGTGTTAATGGCACAGCAAATGTTTTAGTAGTTGCATCTACTGGTGTTAACGTTGCCGGAACATTCAGTGCTAGCGGTAATGCAAACGTTGGTAACATAGGTGCTACCAATGGTGTGTTTACTAATGTAAGTGGAAATGGATCAAGTTTAAGTTCTATAACCGGTGCAAATGTAACCGGAACAGTTGGTCTTGCATCATTTGCAACAACAGCAAATGCAGTAGCAGGCGCTAATGTAAGTGGTGCAGTCAGTTTTGCAACAACAGCTAATAGTGTAGCAGGCGCCAATGTAACTGGTGAAGTTGGATTAGCAACATATGCTACAACAGCAAATGCAGTAGCAGGCGCTAATGTAAGTGGTGCAGTTGGAATGGCAGCGTATGCTACTACTGCTAATAATGTAGCAGGTGCTAACGTAAGTGGACAAGTTGCTTATGCGGCAACAGCAAATAGTGTTGCAGGGGCTAACGTATCAGGTGTTGTATCCAGTGCTACTACAGCGGGTACAGTCACTACAGCCGCACAACCAAACATTACAAGTACCGGAATATTAGCAAATCTATCGGTGTCGGGTAATGCTAATGTTGGTAACTTAGGTGCAACACAAGGTATATTCACTGATGTCTCAGGTAATGGCTCAAGTTTAAGCTCAATAACAGGCGCTAATGTAACAGGTGCAGTATCATTCGCATCAACCGCTAATGCAGTAGCAGGTGCTAATGTATCAGGTACGGTGGCTAATGCAACATATGCGACTAGTGCAGGTACTGCAGGTACTGCTGGTTCTGCAACTACAGCCGGTACAGTCACAACTAACGCACAACCAAACATCACAAGTACTGGCACGTTATCAAGTTTATCAGTGTCAGGTAACATCGCAGCCGGAAATGTCAATGCCGGTAATTTATTAACTGCAAATTATTCAACTTCTGTATTGACTACAGCAGCTCAACCAAACATAACAAGTACCGGCACATTATCAGGTTTATCAGTAAGTGGTAATGCAAACGTTGGTAACATAGGTGCTAATAATGCAGTATTCACATCAGTAAGTGGTAATGGTTCAAGTTTGAGTTCTATTACAGGCGCAAACGTAACAGGTGCAGTTGCATTTGCAACTACAGCCAATAGTGTAGCCGGGGCTAACGTTTTAGGTGCGGTTGCTTTTGCAACGACAGCTAATAGTGTAGCCGGGGCTAACGTTTCAGGTACAGTAGCCAATGCAACATATGCAACCAGTGCTGGTACTGCTGGTACAGTTACAACTAACGCACAACCAAACATAACAAGCACCGGTACACTTGCAAGTTTATCAGTAAGTGGTAATGCCAACGTAGGTAATATAGGTGCAACATTTGGCGTATTTACTAATGTAAGTGGTAACGGATCAAGTTTAAGTTCAATCACAGGTGCTAATGTTACCGGTGCCGTATCATTTGCAACGACAGCTAATAGTGTAGCAGGGGCTAATGTAAGTGGTACAGTAGCTAATGCAACATATGCAACCAGTGCAGGTACTGCTGGTTCTGCAACTACAGCGGGTACTGTAACAACTAATGCACAACCAAACATCACAAGTACTGGCACACTAGCTTCATTAAGTGTAACCGGTACTGCAACAGCAGGTAACTTAGCAACCGCCGGCACACTAAGTGCAGGTGGTAATGCAAACGTTGGTAACTTAGGTACAGCAGCCTTAGTCGCAACTGGAACAGGTAGCTTTGGTGGTAATGTTAACTTAAATAGCTTTAATATCACAAGTCTTGCAACACCGGTTAATGACACTGATGCGGCAACAAAAGCATATGTAGATACTGTGGCACAAGGTCTTGATACTAAGGCTAGTGTTGTGGCTGCAACTACAGCTAATATTACTTTATCAGGTGCACAAACTATTGATGGTATATCTATTGTAGCCGGTAATAGAGTATTAGTCAAGAATCAAACAGCGCCGGCAGAAAACGGTCTATATCTATGTGCCACCGGTGCTTGGACAAGAACGACAGATATGACAACTTGGGCACAAGTTCCGGGTGCATATGTATTTGTTGAAGGTGGTACTACACAAGCAGATACTGGTTGGGTATGTACATCAGATGCAGGTGGCACAATTGGTGTAACTGCAATGACTTGGGCACAGTTTTCAGGCGCAGGTAGTTACACGGCAGGAACAGGATTAACTTTAACCGGCACAACATTCAGTGTTAATGTTGCACAATCACAAATTACTTCAGTTGGTACATTAACAAGTTTAAGTGTTTCTGGTAATGCAAACATTGGAAATATTGGTACAGGTGGAGTAATTACAGCTACAGGAACTGCAACAGCAGGGAACTTAGCTACAAGTGGAACATTAAGTGCAGGTGGTAATGCTAACGTTGGTAACTTGGGTGTTACTGGAGTATTTGCTACTACAGTAAGTGCTACGGGTAATGCAAACGTTGGTAACATAGGTGCTAATAATGCAGTATTCACATCAGTAAGTGGTAATGGTTCAAGTTTGAGTTCTATTACAGGCGCAAATGTAACCGGAGCAGTATCATTCGCAACTACAGCTAATAGTGTAGCTGGTGCTAACGTGTCAGGTGCAGTTGCATTTGCAACGACAGCTAATAGTGTAGCAGGAGCTAACGTAAGTGGTCAGGTAGGTAATGCATTAATTGCAGGCACGGTCTACACAAATGCTCAACCAAACATTACAAGTACTGGTACATTGACAAGTTTAAGTGTATCTGGTAATGCTACAGTTGGTAACTTAGTTGGCCCACATGCAAGTGGTAATAGTAACATTGCAATTATAGCTAACAGTAACATTGCAATGACAGTTGCTGGAACAGCTAACGTGTTGTTAGTAACCGCTACTGGTGCAAACATTACTGGTACGTTTAGTACTAGTGGTAATGCTAACGTAGGCAATATTGGTGCTACACAGGGTGTATTCACTAACGTATCAGGTAATGGTTCAACACTAAGCTCAATTACAGGCGCAAACGTAACAGGTGCAGTATCATTCGCTACAACAGCTAATGCAGTAGCAGGTGCAAACGTAAGTGGTACTGTGAGTTCAGCAACTACAGCCGGAACAGTAACGACAGCCGCACAGGGTAACATTACAAGTGTTGGAACATTAACAGGACTGACAGTTGGTAATGCTACTGCTAATGCAGTGTTTGGTAATGGTACTATCGTATTGAATTCAGGTCTTATCACTGGTAACGCTAATGGTATATCAAGTGTTCAAGCTGGTAATATTGTTGGTACTACATTGGGTGCAACAGTTGTTACTTCAAGTTTAACCGCAGTTGGTACATTAGCTTCATTAAGTGTGTCGGGTAATGCTACAGTCGGTAACATTGTTGGCCCTCATGCATCAGGTAATAGTAATATTGCAATTACTGCTAACAGTAACATCGCAATGACAGTAGCGGGTACTGCTAACGTATTATTGGTAACTGCAACTGGTGCAAACATAACTGGTACATTGAGTGTCAGTGGTAATGCTAACGTAGGTAATTTAGGCGCAACTAACTTAGTTGGTACAGTAACAACCGCATCACAAACAAGTATAACCGCAGTTGGCACATTAACCTCATTAAGTGTGTCGGGTAATGCTACAGTGGGTAATATCAGTGCTACTAACCATACTGGTACTACTTCAAACATTACCGGTCAATATATCTCTACGGTAACTACAGGTACTGCTCCGTTAGTTGTTAGTTCAACTACTCAAGTTGCTAACTTGTCAGTTGCAACAGCAGGCTCAGCTACGACTGCAGGTAGTGCTACTACAGCAGGCACAGTGACAACAGCGGCTCAACCTAACATTACTTCAGTTGGTACACTAAGTTCATTGAGTGTATCAGGTAATGCTAACGTTGGTAACATTGGTGCTGCATCCGGTATATACACTACACTAAGTGCATCAGGTAATGCTAGCGCAGGTAACTTAGTGTTAGCTAATGCGGCAATTATTACAGTAGGTGCAAACACTAACGTGGGTACTATTACTGGTAACTTTTCATTGAGTGCAGGTTCTCGTCACGCGGCGACTTACTCCTAATATAGTCAAATTCATAGACACTTTCTTAAAATGATAAGTAAGTGTCTATGAACATCTTTCAATCATCGTATGAAGCAAGGCTTCAAGATTGGTTTCAATTACGGAATTCCGTATCTGGTTTACCCTTACAGGATAAATGCATCACTATAGATAAATGGTGGCAAACTGCGCCATTAGTTACCCATCATCTGCACCCGCATGATATGGACAACTGGCCTGATCCCTGGGTACTTTTGTCCGAAAATACCTACTGTGAGGTTGCAAGATCGTTAGGAATGTGTTATACTCTATTGTTGATAGGTATAACCAACATAGAATTGGTTTTGGCAAAGAATAACATAGGTGAAGATGTGGTACTAGTCCTAGTAGACAACGCAAAATATATACTGAATTACTGGCCTAATACGGTCATAAGTAATAGTCTAGCAGAATTCACCATAATACAAAAATTAGATATAACAACAATAACAGAGAAGATAAGTAAACTATGATTATAAACGTGATCAAACGATCTGGGGCGAAAGAACCTCTAACATTAGAAAAATGGCAAGCACAAGTAGCAAAAGTATGTACAGGGATAGCAGACGTTAGCCCATCGATGATAGAAATAAAATCACAATTACATTTTTACGATGGTATCACAACTAAGCAAATTGATGAGATTACATTACGAGCTATTGTAGATTTGATTGATGTAGAGAATAATCCAGATGTTGGTCACACAAATTATCAATATGTAGCAGGTAAGCAACGTATAAGTATGTTACGCAAAGATGTATATGGTAGCTATTCACCTCCTAAGTTATATGATGTAGTAAAGACAAATGTAGCTACAGGGTTGTACACACCTGAATTACTAGAATGGTATAATGAAGAAGATTGGGACAAGATGGATAGTTTCATCGACCACTCTAAGGACGAAAGTTATAGTTATGCTGCCATTGAACAATTGATTGAAAAATATTTGGTTAAGAACCGTAGTACAAAACAAACATATGAAACTCCGCAAATCAGATATATGGTCGCGGCCGCCACTATCTTTCATAGTGAAGAACCTAACAACGCAAGAATACGTTATATAAAGGAATACTATAATGCTGCCTCTGACGGATTATTTACTCTTGCTACTCCTGTCCTCGCTGGTCTCGGTACCCCTACTAAGCAATTCAGTTCGTGCGTACTTATTCGCAGTGATGATGACCTTGATAGTATTTTTGCTAGTGGTGAAATGATGGCTAAGTATGCTAGCAAACGTGCTGGCATTGGATTAGAAATTGGTAGACTACGTTCACTAGGTAGTCCTATTCGTGGTGGCGAGATTATGCACACTGGCATGATTCCGTTTTTAAAGAAATGGTTTGGCGACTTACGTAGTTGCTCACAAGGAGGTATTCGTAATGCAAGTGCTACAGTATTTTATCCCATTTGGCATCATCAGTTTGATGATCTTATTGTTCTTAAAAACAATCAAGGCACAGAAGAAACAAGAGTTAGACACATGGACTATGGAGTTGTCCTTAGTGCATTCTTTTGGCGCAGATTCAAGAATAAGGAAAACATCACCTTCTTTGATCCGAATGAGGTACCCGACTTATACGAAGCATTTTACAAGAACACAGAACTATTTGAAGAACTGTATGTAAAATACGAAAAGCGTAAAGACTTACGCAAGAAAACAATGAATGCAGAAGATGTGTTTAAGAGTGGAATTCTTAAAGAACGTACAGACACTGGACGTATCTATCTAGTCTTCATTGACAATGTGATGAATCAAGGCCCATTTGACCCTGAGTATCATACAATTTACCAGAGTAACTTATGCTGTGAGATTCTTCTTCCTACTAAATCTTTTAAACGTCTTGATGATAGTGACGGTCGTATCGCTTTATGTACGCTCGGATCTATTAACTGGGGTGCGTTCCGTAATCCTGAAGACATGCGTAGGGCTTGTCGTATTCTACACCGTAGCCTCAATAATATATTGGACTATCAAGACTTTTTAAGCATACAATCTAAACTAAGCAATGACGAGATTCGTCCATTGGGTATTGGTGTCACTAACTTAGCATACTGGCATGCAAAGCGTGGAATGAAGTATGGCGAAAAAGACTCACTAGCTGAAGTTAAATCTTGGATGGAACATCTATCATTCTATCTTACAGAAGCAAGTGTAGAACTAGCCAAAGAACGCGGTGCTTGTTTAGGTAGTGATAAGACACGCTATGGTAAAGGTATCTTCCCTTGGGAACTACGTGCTAAGGGCGTTAATGAACTTACAGATTTTACCCCAGAACTTCCTTGGGAAAACTTACGTGCAGAGATGAGAGCTTACGGTGTACGTAATGCTACACAAATGGCAGTAGCTCCTGTAGAATCTAGTAGTGTGGTAATTAATTCTACAAACGGTATTGAAATGCCAATGAGCTTGATTAGTGTTAAGGAAAGTAAAGCTGGAAGTTTTGTTCAAGTTGTTCCTGAGTATCATAAATTAAAGAACAAGTATCAAATGATGTGGGAACAAACTGATTGTGAAGGTTATCTAAAGACAGCAGCAGTTATTGCAGCCTATGTTGATCAATCTATTAGTACAAACACATTCTATAACCCTGCACACTTTGCTGATCGTAAAGTACCTACAACGCTAATTGCCAAAAACTTAATGCAAAGTCATGTTTGGGGGTTGAAGACATTCTACTATAGTTTGATTAACAAACAAGGTAGTAAAGAAGTAGCAGACGATGCCCCATTAGAAGTTATTGATTTTGACATGGAAGAAGATTGCGAAAGTTGCAAACTATGAACATAGGTATATACGGAGATAGTTTTGCTGAATTTGATAAAATAGCAAAACATCTTCATTGGTCTACTATAGTAGTAGAAAAATTAAATGCCAAAGTAGAAAACTTTGGGTATCCGGCAACCTCTTTATACTATTCGTATAAAAAATTTTTAGAAAATTATACAAAGCACGATTTAATAATAGTTGCGGTAACTAATCCGGATCGGTACATCAAAATGGTTGATTGGTGTGACACACCAGATAGAAATAATAGTTATATCAATTCATATGAACATGTTATTCGTTACAAAAACACAATTTTAAATGACCATGACCAACGAATGTTAACTCATTTAGAAGGATGGTATATAATGTCTGACTCAGATTATAATTCTAGAATGAATGAATTAATGATGAAACACATGGAATCATTGCATAAAAATATTATTTTTTATCCGTGTTTTGTAGACTCATTTTTGCCTGAAAGATACAGTGAGAATAATTTTCCTAAGTTTTATGATTTTTTTTCTTTGGTAAAACAGCAAATAAAATTAATTAACTATCGTGGGAAAATCGATCTTCATACAAAGGAAAACACGCACATAATGGCAGGGCATCTGTTTCCAGAAATGAATGAGTATGTCGCGGAAACAATAGTTTCTAAGATAACAACAGGAGATTGGAAATTTCTAAATTTAGATAATGTAAAATTAAAACATCCAATAACATATTATTACAATATAGAATGAGAGTAACAATGAGCAAACAACAATATAACTTAAACACAAAGACAGATTACTTGAATAGAAAAATGTTTTTGGACCCAGAAGGTCCCGTAACCATTCAACGTTTTGAAGAAGTGAAGTACAACAAGCTAGTAAAAATTGAACAAACCGCACGTGGTTTCTTTTGGGTCCCGGAAGAGATATCATTAACCAAAGATGCAAATGACTTTAAAGATGCCAGCGACACTGTACGTCACATATTCACCTCTAATCTATTGCGTCAAACTGCACTAGATAGTTTGCAAGGTCGTGGTCCCAGTCAAATCTTTACACCAGTATGTAGTATTCCCGAACTAGAAGCATTGATGTACAACTGGAGCTTCTTTGAGACTAACATTCATAGTCGCAGTTATAGTCACATTATTCGTAACATCTATAATGTACCAAAAGATGTCTTCAACACTATTCACGATACACAAGAGATTATCAGCATGGCTAGTAGTGTTGGTAAGTATTATGATGACTTGCATACTATTAACTGTCGCAAAGAATTAGGTGAAGTTGTTAGTGAACATGACCATATTAAAGCAATCTGGTTAGCACTTCATGCAAGCTATGCACTAGAAGCATTTAGATTTATGGTGTCATTTGCTACCTCATTGGCAATGGTAGAGAACAAAATCTTTATTGGTAATGGCAATATCATTGGATTAATTCTACAAGATGAACTATTACATAAAGAGTGGACAGCTTGGATGATTAATCAAGTAATCAAAGAAGATAGTCGTTTTGCTGCCATTAAGCAAGAATGTGAAGCTGAAGTCTATCAAATCTACATGGATGTTATTCGTGAAGAAAAAGACTGGGCTAAGTATCTGTTCAAGTACGGTCCTGTTATTGGATTGAACGCAAACATTCTAAATGACTTTGTAGACTATACAGCAGTAGGTGCATTGAAAGAAATTGGTATCAAGTATCAAAATCCAGCCCCTAAAACTACCCCTATCCCATGGTTTAATAAGCATAGTGACACAAGCAAGAAGCAAACAGCACTACAAGAAAACGAATCAACGAATTATGTGATAGGAGTTATGTCTGACTCATTAGATTATGACGCATTACCAAATATTTAAAAGGAAATAAAATGACAGCAATTGTATGGAGTAAGTATCATTGTCCTTATTGCGACCAAGCAAAGGCACTATTAACAAGTAAAGGTATACGATTTGAAGAACGTAAGATCGGAGACGGATATACCAAAGAAGAATTGCTAGAAGCAATCCCGTTAGCAAGAACAGTACCCCAAATAATTTTAGATGGCGTATTAATCGGTGGTTTCACTGAACTTAAACAAAAATTAACAGAAAGAATATAATGGAAATTGGAAAAGTATATACACTGAAACTGAATAGCGGTGAAGAAATGGTTACTAAGGTAGTTGCAATTACCCGTGATAATATCATCATAGAAGAACCAGTATCTATTGCTCCCACACAACAGGGTATGCAAATGATCCCTAGCGTATTTACCGCAGATCCAAAGGGTAAATTTACACTAAATACTACTAGTATTGCTCTATATGCTGAAACTGACGATGGTGTCAAGATGAAGTATCTAGAAGCAACAACTGGTATTAAAGTACCGGATAAAAAGTTAATTTTAGGATAAAAAATGCCGCAACTATGTAGGATGGGTGACACAAATCAGATGAAGGGTGCTATATTAAATGGCGCAACCACTGTATTTGCAAACGGAAAATTAGTTGGTGTTCAAGGTAGTAAAATTAGTCCACACAACCCCAACAACGGTCCCCATGTTGCCGCTATGATTTCTGATGGTAGTCCTACTGTGTTTGCAGACGGTAAACCAGTAGCACGTGTTGGATCATTAAATAGTTGTCTTTGCGGACATTCAATGGCACAGGGTAGTCCTGATGTATATGTAGCATGAGCGATACAGGTAAACAAAGCCCATTAGGCGTTAACGCAGTTAATTCTTATCTGATAGCCAAAGGTTTAATGATAAATCCTATATTTGCCGGATTTACAGGATCATCATACAATTTTACTGACTACACTTTTGGTAGTATATGCCAAACTACTGCATTGAGAGTATTGACACATGCTATCCACGCGGGATACACTTGTAATACTGATGGCGGGCCCTCGCAAACTGCATATAATAATCTTATTAGTATAGGTGCTGGCTTTGTAAACATACCAATATCTAGTATAATTGCAGGCAACGACCCAGGCACTGACTATAAATGGTTTAAAGTCACCTATACTAATAACATAACTCTGAATATTAACGGCTATGTGAGAATTTCAGGATCTAATCCTGAAGGTTATAATGGTAATTGGTTAATTGAAAGTGTTGGTTCAGACAGCCCGGGAACAAAATATTTTAGAGTTGCGGTAACAGCTAACTATGGCACAACAACTTCACCGGGAACATTTGTAGTTGACACCCAAGTGCCGGCATTAGGTAATGCCAAATCATTGGTATATACTTGGGAAAAACCAATTGGTTGGATAGGTACAGGTACCTTTAATTTAGGTGATTACAAGGGTTGGGGTGGTTCTCTTTATAAAAATAATAGAGAGTCAAATGGTGAACCAAATGCTAATCCAAATACTGCGAATCCGGCAACTCAGTGGGGTTTCAACCGATTACTAGCATTACAAGCTTGGATGGAGTTTAATTATAACAGTACACTTGAAAAGGGTGATGATGTTAATCCAATTGGGTACAGAGACTTCTTACAATCATTTAATACAGCAGCCGGCTTCATTAGTTATTCAAACACTGGTATTCTTTCTGTAGATAATTCCGCTACATTCTTAGATGGAACCTATAGTAATATGAATGACCTGATATCAGGAGACTTAACTGGTATTAGTCTAGCAACAAAAGCATTTGGTCAAGATTTAATAACAATGGGTAAGGTATTAAATCTTGAAACAATATCTACATTTGGTTTACCTAGTAACTTACTAAAAACATTAGCTAAACATAATGCATTGACTCAAAACATTAGTTTAGCTATTATTAGTGCTGGTATTAACACTAATGAGTTAGATGCAATATTGGGGAATGCAGTACAGCCTACCATTGCACAAGAACAAAAATTATATGCTGCCTTCTATTTAACTGTGGGGCAAAGTTTATCTGACGCATTGATTCCGTTGAATTGTAAAACATCAGGATTAACATCAATTGCTGATTTATTGAATCCAATTAAATTATTCCCAAATAGTTATTCAACACTGACTGTCCCTGTATATAACACTACTACACAACCTACTAATAGCAAAACTTATTATCCGATATATATTAACAATGGAATTAATCCCAACTTAACCAGCACTGGCGTATTAAATCAAATCGGTGCTCAGGTACCAATTGGCACCCCTCAAATAAGCACCACTACACCTAGTGCTAACATTGTGATTCAACAACCTGTTGTAGGATTTGGTTCTTATCTATCATCAATTGTTCCACCTGCCCAAGCAACAGCATGTGGAGCAATTGCCGCCTCATTTTTACAAGTTAAAAACATTGTTAATGTCCCTTTAGAAAAACTAGGGCAAGTTGTTACCAATATAGAAACTATAGTTGGCTTACCGGTTAACGGAACATATGTTCCAACTAATTTGACGTTGAGAAATCAAGGAAGACCTAAGATAGCATTGGGAAGTGGTCCACAGGGAACATATACTACTAGCGATTTCTTTGGTTGCATGAGTGGATTACCTTATAACGGCCCACTTACTAATATTCTAGCTAGAATTAAAGAAGTTGAGACACCTAAATTATATAATATCTATCACGAAACATATCTGGCAGCTTCATGGGAACGTGCTAAAGGATATATAAAACAAAACATATACTATGTAAATGTACAACTAAGCGGTCCTAGAATTGATGACTGGTATTATACAATTACAATTGGGCTAGAAACACCCGGTGGGGGATATACTAGAGGTGGCGGTACAACACCTACAGTCAGCCTTTATCCAAACTATTGCGGTGCTAGCATGGCGGTAACAGTAGATTCAAATGATACACATCTTCCGGGTACTTTTGGTCAAGTGATTGTTCAATCTAAAACTTCCGGTGTGGCTTACAAGTATGCTACTACTAGGGTAAACGAAACAAATGCTCCTACCCCACCTGTACCACCTGAGGAATGGATTCGTATTCAAGCACCACCCATTGCAATGTTACCAATACAAGCTAATGGTTCATTTTCAACCGGCGCGGTAAACGTAGATGGCTATGCAAGAGGTAGTTTAGGAGGTGTAACTGAGGGTGTTTGGTATTGGCCAAGGGGGGGATCAGATCCTGGAATGAATCAAGTACTTCAAGGATATATTGATCAAGCTAATGCTGAGATTAATAGTATCAACACAAATAAACAAACTAGCTGCCAAAGCTTAAACAATTCATGGAATGCAATAGGTTCTCAATTAACAATTGAACAACGTGCTAGAGACTATGGATTAAAACCACCAACAGATACCGGACCACCTACTGTAGACAAAAGCGGTACCACTATATTACCACAAAGACAAAATAATTTGTCATTATATCCTACGGTAGTTTATAACTTTGTTGATAGTTTATCACAGTATGGCCTCAACACCGAACCGCATATGTACGCTCAGACAATAGAGAACATCACTGATTATTCAACCCCGGGTGGTCAGAGTGCTGTTGCATTGATGCGTCAACAAAGAAACCAAGAACGATTAGCATTGTTGGGTATTCCGTTAGATAATAACATAGAAGACAAATTACCATACGATCAGCAGAAAATATTAATTGCTAATGGAACATTACCTACTGCTAGATATGACCCTAATATACCTAGTGGTTCTATAACAGCCAACACAACAAATCCATTTAGTTCGACAACTGTAACCGGTCCAGTCTCTACTACGGTACCCGCAACACCAATACAAATTGACCCAATTGGTAATGTTATATATACAACACCAATTGGTATCTATGTTCCGATAGATAGCACATATCTCGTAACAAATCCTTTATTTGGAGGACAAACACCACCTATTCCAATAGACACCGGTAAGGCATGGACACCATATACTCCCGGTAACGCTACTTCAAATATTGTTACTATTTCTGCTAACATAGTTGATAGTAATGTTTCTGCTAACATAGTTAACAATAACGCTATTTATAACAATACTATTATTTTTTCTAACATAATTGACGGTAACGCAACTAGTGCAGTTCCAGCAGGAAATGCTATTTATTTTCCTGGTACACCCGGATCGTTTGCAGGCACTGTGTATGGTAACACGGTAATACCTGGATTAAACACTTGGTACACATCAAACACTTTATATCCATCAACATATACTGTTCAGCAAGCAATTGAAGAAGTTATACGCTGTAACTGCGATTGCTGGCAATTAGCATAATCAAAGGGTCTACTATGAAAGAGAAAATTAATTTTTTCAGAATTTTTGCCAGCATTACAATTGTAGTATTGGGATTTTTCTTGACCAATACAAGTGAAAGATACTTTCTATTTGACGACACTATTGAACCAATTGAAGAAGTTGTCAAAGTAGCAAAGAAAGTTGATCCAAAACAACTAGCTTGTTTAACTAAGAACATCTTTTATGAAGCAGGTGGAGAATCTATACTTGGACAAGCCGCAGTAGCAAGAGTTGTGTTAAACAGAATTACACATGGTTTTGGATCTAACCCGTGTAATGTTATCTATCAATCAACAACCATACAGCAAGAGAATGATGAAGGTGAAACAGAGAAAGTAAAATTCTGTCAGTTTAGTTGGGTGTGTGAAAATAAGGGTGAACCAAATAAAAATAGCCCAAGATATCAGCAGGCTTCCCAAATAGCATATGAAGTACTAGCATATGATGCGTATAATGATGTAGTGCCTACATCTACACTGTTCTTTCATAATCTAAGTGTTCAACCAAATTGGCCCTATCAGCAAGCAAAAAAGATTGGTAATCATATCTTTTATTCAAAAGTAAAGAAGAAAAATAATAATGACCATCAGCAAAAGCCCTGAACGACATACATTTCAAATGAAAAATTATATCAAACGCTGTGGAGAAAAGGGTGAAGAGCCTGATGAAGATTATCTAAACCTGTATAAATCTTATCAGCAACAGGATGAAGAAAATATAGTAGATCCTAAATGGCAAAAAGATAACATGGAATACGACTTACGTAGTACTCAATGGATTATTGATAAAGTTAAAGGTGATGATGTATATGCTCAGAACTTGTATGCCGCAATGTGTAACCGAGACTTTACTAAAAATGACGTATGGCCTATATTAACTGAAAAACGCTGGAGTTGCAGTTGGAGACATGCCGGTGGCATTGTTGCTGATATGCTAGAAAAAGGTGACTACATTGATTGGTACTGTAGTGGTATTAGAAACAACAGTGACTTAGACAATGAAGAATTTCGTCAACTAACTAAAGAACAACAAGAATTTCGTCTTAAGCTCAAAGCATATGTTGGTGAGGGAATGGTAACTGATGAGATACGAGAAGATTTATTGAAATTGGGGTGGATAGTATTAGATGATGATATTCTTGATAGCTAAATACAATAGTTAAATCTCACAAACGGGTTCACCGAGATAAATAGTTATATGAAAAATAAATATGGCTTATTAATGTATTGTTCATATTGTGGGTCTGAGTTTATAACTAAACCTAAATTTTTAGAATTTTGTTCAACACCTTGCAAAAATCCTATAAATCGTGTGGGTAATATACCTTGGAATAAGGGTATAAAAATGACCGCTGAACAAAAATTAAAATTAAACACAGACGGACTTGTTAAAGGACATGGTTGGAACAAGGGGAAAGCTAATACAGCACAAAAAGAAAAATGGGCTGGCGCCTCAAATCCAAATTGGGAAGGTAAATTAAACAATCAACGACCCAAAAAACAAATAAATGATGAATTAGTTAAATACAAGAGAGAATGTAGTAAAGCAACACGACGGACTCTATATAGACTTAGAAAGCAAAATTTAATGCCAGTGACTGGTAAAAAGAAAACAGATATTCAAGTAGATCATATCATACCCTTTAAACAAGGGTATGAACTTAAAATTGATCCTATGATTATAGGACATCTATGTAATTTAAGATTTATAACAGGTGAGGAAAACAGAAAGAAATGGGATATGTTTCAATCTGAGGAAATAGTTAATAATATATTGGAGAACTATAATGGCATATTCAGATAAAGTGTTGGATCACTATAATAACCCCCGCAATGCGGGAACCTTTGATAAGGAGGACACGCACGTTGGGACTGGTATGGTAGGAGCCCCGGCGTGCGGTTAGTTAGGTGATGTAATGAAGCTTCAAATTAAAGTAGATAAACTAACAGGGATAATAACAGATGCCAAATTTAAAACATATGGGTGCGGGTCGGCAATTGCTAGCTCAAGTCTTGTCACTGAGTGGGTCAAAGGTAAAACACTTGATGAAGCTGCCCAGCTCCGAAACTCTCAAATCGCAGAAGAACTTGCACTCCCCCCGGTCAAAATCCATTGCTCAATCCTTGCAGAAGACGCCATCAAAGCCGCAGTAAATGATTATAAACAGAGACATGTTACTCACTGAGGATATTGTCCCCATAACATACATGAGCGCAACCGGCGGCAATTTTTTATGTCATTTTATTATAAGTGCAAAAAGAAACATAAAAACTGTTATTGAACTTAGTGAGCATGGAAATGCACATAAAACCAATTTCAAAGATATTGTTGGGCCACCCTTAGGCCCCAAAGAGCCCGATCAATATAAAATTGATTTTATATTGTCTCAATTAGAACATATAAATCAAAAAGGTATACCAAGTTATCCTGTTGTGCAAAAACCATACTATACCACCTCACATATAGTTGATATTAACTTAATTAGTGCTTATTTTAAAAAATTTATTAGAATTACATATGATTTGGATGACATAGAAGAACTTGCTACTGTTTTCTATGGTAAATGGTACATTGATGAAGGTCATGTTAAATCAGTTATAAATACAAGACGGTCTCATGAAATATTTATTGATATGTACCAATCAAAATTTACTAGACCAAATTTAGTAAATTTTAATTCAAAATTTACTAAATTAGAAAACATGCCTAATGTGTTGTTCATCTCTTGGAAAGAATTTTTCAAAGGAAATATTGAGGAATTAATAACCAAACTAAGTATATTTACAGAGATTGATACAAATAATTTCTCACGTGAATCATTGATGCATTGGAGAAATAAAACTCAATATTGTATTGACAAATTTATGGATATATGTTAAACTATTAATATGAGCAATGAAGTCGCAAAATTTTTAAACAGTCGCCGTCGCCATAAAAACGATGTAGCAGTCGCAAGACAAGTACGTATTGCCAAAGGATTTGGTATACCTGTTAAAGAACCGCATAAGTTTGCCAAACATCACGCTATGAATTGTGGCAATACAAATTGTGTAATGTGCGGTAACCCACGCAAGACATTCAAAGAATTAACACAGCAAGAAAAACGTTTGTTTCAAGATGTTGAAAAAACATCAGACAAACATAGTAATGGTATCTTACCAAAAGATACAGATAAATAAACATTTTAAAGGAAAAACATGTCAGAAACAATTAACAGTTTACATACAGCATATTCCGGAGAAAGCCAGGCACACACTAAGTATAGATACTTTGCAAAAATCGCACGTGAAGAAGGCTTTGAGGATATAGCAAAGCATTTTGAGCATACAGCAGACCAAGAGTTACTACACTCATGGGGTCATTTAGAATTGATTATTGGTAAGCCAACCACTAAGAAATGCTTAGAACTTGCTATTGAAGGTGAAACATATGAGTTTACAGAGATGTATCCTCGCTTCAAAGAAGTTGCTGAATTTGAGGGTGATTTGGCTGCTGCCAATGAAGCACACACTCAGATTGCTGAATCAAAAGAACATGCTGAACAGTTTAAAGCTATGTTGAAAAAGGCTGAAAAACGTTTTACAGCACTAGCTAAAGTTGAGCAACGCCATGCTGAAGCATACCAAACTAAATTGGATGAATTAAACCAAATGGAGGCAAGATAATGGATCACGTTTGCGTAATTTGCGGTCATGTACATGACGAAGAAACAGAAGGTAAATGGGAAGACTTGCCAGAGGACTTTCCTTGCCCAGAATGCGGTGGATTTAAAGCCGACTACGAAACTATTGATTTTTAACACTTGATGCAATTGCATGATGGTTATTTGAGTTGGTCTGGGAACGGATCAACTTGGAATGTAGATTTTAAACCAGTTACTCGACCCATCAAATCCTTTTATGAAGAAACTGTATTAGTAGCTGAAAAACTTTGGGCTGAAAAGCAAGGCAATATTCACTTATGCTATAGTGGTGGTCTTGATAGTGAATACGTGTTAGCAGTATTTAGAACGTTAGGTATGCCAATCACACCCGTGATTATGCGTACACAATACAATCACCATGAAACACAATACGCATTTAAATATTGTGATAAAAATAATATTACTCCGATTGTCATTGATTTAGATTATGATAAATTTGTAGAGTCCGGCGAGTTCTTAAAAATCGCAACAGACTATAAAATAGCAGCATTTCAAATGCCTAGCAATTTGTGGCTTACTACTCAAATAGACGGAACAGTAGTAACAGGGGATTCTGATCCCCATTTGTTTTTAGTAAATGATAATGAATGGTATGTAGATGAACTAGAACCTTTGTATACACAATTCAATTTCTATGAGCAAAACAATATTTACGGGACACCTTTCTTTTTAAGTTACACCGCAGAACAGTATTTTGCGTTCTTGACCGACCCAACAATGCAACAGTTAGCAAACAATCAGATACCTGGTAAAACAGGATCTTATTCTAGCAAAGTTCATGTATATAACAATCAAAATAAATTTGTATTAGAACAACGTGTTAAAAAACACGGGTATGAAATCGTAGAACAAAGTTCTATTTTTAATCACCCTGACATACAATTAGTAAATAGTTGGAAAGATAAATGGTGGGGCTCCAGTAACCATGAATATTTTAAACTTATCGAAGGGTTATCATGGACAAAATAGAAATGATTACACTTACTAAAGAAAATAAAAGTGAGTTTTTTGAAAAATTAAAACAAGCATTGACTGAAAAGTTTGGTGATGAATTACCTGAGAACTATGGTACATTACAGCCATGGAGTTTATTAAATTTGATTAACAATGATATAGTAGACACTTATCAATTGTTATATGTAAATGATAAATTTTGGACAGCAACCGGCGGTATAGTAAGAGAATTTAATAAGGGAAAAGTATATCAAGCAGTGTTTCGTGGATTCTCATATGCTGACCACCGACACAAAGGGTTAGGTGTAAAATCATATACACATATGTATAATACATCATATCAAATTCAACGAGCTAAAGAACTCAACTGTAATAGTGTAATCATATCCTTTAACGACTATAATTACAAGTTATTTGAGTTAAATCAACGATACTTACTACCCAGAGCGTTTCCAAATCATACCTTTGTTGCATCCAGTGAACCTATATTGTTTAACGGTGTAAAACAATGGTTGTTGACTATGAAATTGTAACTAAATACTAATATGACATATAAACAACAACTTCTAATAACTCAAGTATATACTCACTTTTTCTTTGTTTTGGGCGCGATTTTGTTTCCATGGTACGTGACAATTCCTGCAATTGTGCTATCGCAGATTGTGTATGTTGGATTGTGTGGAACAATGTTATTTCATAGAACAATTGCACACAGAAACACAATTCATCCTTTAGCAGAAACAGTTTTAATTTTAGTGTCATGGTTAGGGGCTACTTCATCTGCGCTTGCTTGGGCAGGAGTGCATAGAAAACATCATAGATATAGTGATACTGAAAAAGACCCGCATAGTCCCAAATGGATGGGTAGATGGAAAGCATACTGGCAACTATCTAACAATGACACTGATATAGTAAAGTATGTCCCTGATCTATTAAGAAAACCCTTATACCTATTTCAACATAAGTATTACTTTCATGTGTTATGGCCTATTCACCTAGTTGGATTGATATTCTTGTCATGGCAATGGTATTGGATTTTGTTAGTTGTGCCAGGCGTTCTCATGTGGTTTGGTGGTAGTATGATTAATGTATTCTGTCATGGCAATGAAGGTCCACGTAATATACCGTTACTAGGCTTTTTGATTGGCGGAGAAGGATGGCACAAGAATCACCATGAAGAACCAGCTAACCCGTCATTTAGACACTGGGGTGATTGGGGCGGACATTTCCACAAATTATTAAGTGTAAAATGAAACTCAAACACCAGTTGCCTACCTATAGTATAATAGATCATTTATCTTTAGATGAAGAACTACTACTGGAATTGCAGAACTGTGTTAGTGAGTTAAACAATGAATTTAAATCAGTACTTGAAGTTAATAAAGGACTGTGCGGTGTACATCATGACTTGTTGAAATCTGTTTACGATAATTTTTTTCAAATTAGTTTGACCGATAGTGTAGTAGAAAATAAAAATATTACAATGAACGAGTGTGAGGTTGCTCACGACAACTTGTATAAGAATGGATATAGACATAAACAATTATTGGCGTTAGATGATAATAATGTTTTAAATGAATCTACTTATACGTCTAAAACAGATATCTATCATAGATATGCACACATTTTTGATAAGGTACTTGCAAAATTTAAAGGTAGCCCTACTAGGATTCGTCTAGTAAAATTGGAAGCAGGCAGTAACGTTTCACCGCATATTGATTACGATCCTAGCTATGCAGTTAGAATTATCATACCAATTATTGCAGACCCTGAATGTGTGAATGTATTTTGGGTAAAAAATGATGTAGAAGCTACTATGTTTGTTCCTGGAAAAGCATATTTTTTAAACACAGGATACAAACATGCAGTAATGAACATGAGTAAATGTGATAGGTATACTTTCATGATTTCTATTAATGGTACTGAAGATATAGACCATCTTATACAAAAATGAACCCATTTACTTATCGTTATTTAGATGTGCCAAACTCACATCAAATACAAGAAGAATTAAAAAATTTCATTTTGCCATATTGTGAAGATAAACCAACTGGTCTCTGGTCTGTAGATTTATTGAAATTTTTTGCAAAATGTCCGGAATCAATTCAATATTTAACCAATTTTAATTTATCAAACAAATTAAAAAAAGTATGTTATATCATTGTTCACCCTGGGTCCGGAGAAAAAGATGCACATGTAGATAGAAACATAGAGCCACCAGCATCATTTGGTACTGATACTAACGGGTGCTTAAGTCTTAATTTTGGTATACATAATTGTACAGAAACACCGGTGATATTTTATGAATACTTAACTGGACCAAAAGACTATGTACCATTACCAGATCCTTCCGAAGGTTCTTATATATTCTATGCCAAATCAACACTAAAAGAAATTGATAGGTATATCTTAGATGCCCCGGTTATTATGAACAACACTGTTCCTCACGCTATATACAATAATACAGATAAAATTCGTATATCGGTGAGTTTTAGATTTTCAACTGACCCATGGAACTTGACCCAAATAAATCAATAGTTATATTCAGTCACCCTAGAAGTGGTAGTACTTGGATACAGGATAGTTTACCTCAATTTAATTTGAGTGAATTGTTTACCATGTACTGCCATATAAAAAGTGTAGATATCAATAGTGGGATACGATATCGTTACTCATCTGAACCTGCAAATGATTTAGACTACAGATTTGAATTGTTTGACAAGTTTCAAAAACAACATAATGCAATATCTGTAAAGGTTCACTTACATTTACTTACTGATGAAATATGTAATTTTTTTGAGAGCAAAGACTTACAATATATATTACTGGAACGCAATAATAATATGGATACGTTTTGGAGTCTATTAATTGCACTTAACACACTAGAATTACATAACACAATAAATACAAAAACTATTTTTGTCTCTCGTCAGTCATTTGATGACGCAGTTTATATTATGAATGAGTGCAAGAATAGAATAGATGAGGTTAGAAGACGATTTAAACCAATTGAGATTATATATGAAGATTTGATTCAAGAGCCAATTTCTGCTGTATGGAATCCTAGTTCAAAATACATAATTCAAAATGCTAAAGATAAAACAGAAATAACTAACATTGAAGAAGTAACTTTTTGGTTAAAGGATAAAATATAACATGCAATTAGGATCAACATCACATAATATTAATTTATTGACTTTGGGAGTGACAATTAGTGTTGTTTTGGGATTTTTTAACTCACCAATGTTCACTCTATCTAATATGTTAGTAACTTTGGTCAGTTTCTATATACTGAATATTCTAGGTAATTGGATGACATTACATAGATATTACTCACACAGATCATTTGAATTTAAAAACAATTTCTTAAAATTGATTTTCACTTTATTAGCAGTACTATCCGGTAGAGGTAGTCCACTCGGTTGGTCATATCTACATAGAAAACATCATGCATATTCTGACACAGAACAAGATCCGCATAGCCCTAAATATTTAGGATACAAGATTTTTGGTTTTAACCATTATAAAAAACAAGAAGAAGAATCAATGCAAATCTTTCTAGTAAAAGATTTGATGACTAAAGAACAATTGTTTATCCACAAATGGTATATAGCTATCATATTGTCATTTGTGTGTGCGTTAGCACTAATCAATTTAGAGTTATTATATTTTGTTTGGATACTTCCTACTTTTTTAGTTCACTTGAGTCAAAACAATTTTAACTATTTTGGACATACAAATGGATATAGAAACTTTGAAACAAAAGATGATAGCAGAAATAATATATGGTTATTTCCTTTTATATTAGGAGAAGCTTGGCATAATAATCATCATTATGATGCTAAAAACTACTCAACTAAAAAGAACAAATATGAATTTGATCCATTAAGTTTTGTCATAACTATAATAAAAAAATGATAATATACACTCCTATCGATCTACCTAAAATAGAACCTGATAATTGGGAAGTATTTTGGGATATATGGAATACACATCAAAATTACTTAGTCAAAACAAAAAATAATACACCATTATCTAATGCGTCTATTGGGGTTGCTGATCTGTGGTTGGGTTTAGATATTTTAAAAAAAACAACAGCGTATACAGCTTGGCAGGCACCTTTTTTTGATATTAAACATTTATTACCTAATATGTATAATTCATTAGTAACTTTGTTCCCTACTGCTACTGTTATTAGATTAGTGCAAAGTCAAAAAAACTTTGGGGCTCACACTGATGATAATAGAAATGTTTGGTATATACGTGCATATTTACACTATACTAGTTCAAAATCTCAATGGTATTTTACTAAACCACATGATTCAAGGGGTAACAGAACATATATTGAGTTACCGGAAGAAACCAATTGGTTTGCATATAATGACTTAAATTGTTGGCACGGGACTGATTTTGACCCTAATAATAAAAAGATTTTACTACAAGTTTTTGGTAATTATACACCTCCCTCACTGATCGAACAAAGTATCAATAAATACAAAAACTATACCATAGACTTTTAAAATGTATTATAAACAACTAAATGTCAGTTCTAACATAATTGACAATCTTAAAAAAAAGATAGAAACTACCACAGAAGACCAATGGAAAACTACATTAGAGCAAGAATTGATATTATTAACAATTGACGATTTCTCACCAGACCCCGCGATTAAAAAACTTATCACCGATGTAGGTAATATTAATAGATTATCAATTTTTAGATTTTTTGGAAAAGAATGTTATAACTGGCACATAGATGCAATAAGAGAATCATCTATTAATATGTTGTTAACAGGATTTGATAGTATGTGTATTTTTGGCAATCCAGCAAAAAATCGTAGATTTACTGACATTATTAGATTACAGCATGAACCTGCTCAATATTATATAATGAATGTAAAGAAGATGCACACTGTCTATAATTTTGGGGATGAAACACGACATGTACTAAGTATAGGATTACCTAGCATAACTTATGAAGGTGCATGTAAATATTTACAAGACCATGCCCTAATATTGAATAAATAAACTCATGTCATTTGAAGTACGCTATGTAACCGAAGAATACGATGAATTATGTGATAGCATTGTGCTGGCACAAAAAAAAATAAGTGGAACAAAACCTATTTCCCATGAGAAATATTTAGAAATTAAAAAATCTGCAAGTGATTTAATTAAAATTGGATATTTTGAGAACAATAAACTTATAAGTTGGATTATTGTTGCTTTTCGAGAAAGTAAAATGCGTGGTAAATTTTGGGTTATAGCTGGATTGTTTACTACTAATTTTGAAGAACGATTTTCTTTTGCTAGGCCGGAATTTGGTCTCATATTTAAAAGAGCGTTTGAGATAGCAGAAGAAAAGGGATATTTTCAATATTTTTACTGCGTTTCTGAAAAAATAGAGAGGGTATATGAAAGACAGTGGAAGAAGAATCCCTGGGGATTTAATGGTAGATATGATTTAATCACGCTGGATATAGTGCCTGCAAATACTCAACCAAAATACGAATTATATTGGAAATTGATGGGACAAGAACTAAAGCCTGATAATATGGTAATAAAGGCAAGAATATTAAAAAATTATGATCCACATACTAAATAATAATATGAAAAACTTTTTTACAAGTAGTACCCTTGGCGCTCAGATATTTTTAATTACATCCTTGTTTGGTTCAATACTAGGTGCATATATCTACGGCATCGGAGCAACTGAGTTAGTGTTAGTAGTAACTGGATATTTTGTATATGGTTGTCTTGGGATTGTTGTTACATATCATAGACAATTAACACACCAAAGCTATACCACATATCCTTTATTAACTAAAGTTTTATCAGTATTTGGTTGTTTTGCAGGTACCGGTAGCCCATTAGCTTGGGTTGCAATTCACTTGAATCATCACTTAAAAAGTGACAAACCATCTGACCCTCATAGTCCGTTATATAAAGGATTGAGGATCTTCAATCTAGATTACGTAAATGAAGTTGACGCTAATACTAAATGGCGTATGCGCGGATTAGTTACTGATAGATTCCAACAGTTATTGCATCGTTATTATTTTGCTATCATTGGTTTGTACAGTCTTACATTGTTTATAATTGGTGGATTTTATTTAATGATATTTTTACATTGGTTACCGGCACTGATTACAGGACTTATGAGTAATGTAGTTAATTACATAGGACATAAACCAACTTGGTGGGGTGGATATCGTAGTTATAATCTTAACGACCAAAGTTCAAATAACTGGTTATGGGCAATACCTAGTTGGGGAGAAGCTTGGCACAACAACCATCATAGATTTCCTAAGGATTATACCTTTAGAAAAAAATGGTGGGAGTTAGACATAGCCGGACTTATCATTTCTCTAATTAGGAAAGCATGATTAAGACTACTCTTAATGATTGGCTCGTTTGGAGCTACAATGATGTTCCCTTCGGACAACGAACAAACAAAGATGACGTTTATAAATTTACTATAAATCATCTACCGAGTAGTGAGCCGATAAAATCTTACAAAGAAGAATTATACAACAACGCTAAGTTAATGAGAGATTACCATACTGGTAAATTTGATGTATTGTTATCCGGCGGCATTGATAGTGAAGTAATTGTTAGAACTTTTAAAGATTTGGGCATCACTCACAATACCTACATTTTTAAATATGAAGATAATATAAATCACAAAGATGTAGCATCAGCCATAGAAATTGCTACCAGTTTAAATATCCCATATACAGTAATAGATTTTAATTTAGAAAAATTCTTTAACACAGAGGCATATGATGTGTTTCAAAAAAGCGGATGCATCAGAGCAGGTAGACTCCCACATTTGAAATTTTTTGATTATTTAGATAATATTCCATTAATGGGAGAGGGAGAACCATATTGGTCAAGAGTATTAGTTGGAGACTATAGTAAAAAATCAGAGTGGTTATTTCCTATGAATGAATCAAATCATAATTGTGCAATCTACTTGCATAATTTAGGTAGAGATAATTTATGCGACTGGTATGAATTTAGTCCCAACCTCATTAAGGCGTTTAATAATTTATCACTTATACAAGATTTATTAAACGATAATATAGTTGGCAAGACAAGTTGCTGGACTAGTAGAATCCCTATACATTTAACAATATGGCCCGATATTAAACATAAACATAAATCAACAGGGTATGAGGGTGATAAGTATCCAGGTGTGTATCCTGAATATATTACCAAAATTCAAGATTACATGACCAGTACTATCGGCTCCGGTAATGAATATTGGGTTAACTATGATGAGTTAACTCAATTATTTTAATCTATTGTTTTTCACCCAATTTCCAAAATGCACACTATGATCCTCATATCTATTCATTGCGGTAGATAACGGGAAATAATTTCCTTTTTGCATTTCAGCAGCCTTAATATCTTCATGAAACACTGGTTCGAGTGTTTCAAATATCATCTTGCTGTTGATATCAACCTTATCATCGTAATAAATTTGCGTCATCCATGAAAATCCATATTCATTATTGATATCGTTAGGAATCACTGTATTAATTGATAATTTGCCAGGGCTTCCATACTCAACAAAGGTAAATGGATATATACAACACCACCATCCATCTGGATGTGATTGTAGTACCCAGTTCTCACCCTGATCCATTATAACGTCCTCAAGATCAATCTGTTTGGACAAGAATGGGTGTATGCCTTCTTTGAATACATGTAACAAGTCTGTGTTTACATCCATAAACCAAAGCCAGCTACCATTGCTAGTTCCATAGTATGAATGACTGTATTTTAAATTCTGTTCAGCGGCCAAATCATCTACCCAGTGATGATCAGGTTCGTTAAAGTTTTTAAATACTAACCCAGACTTTCCAACGGTTGCACTTCCGCAATTTAGTGATTTGTCATTGTTAATAGGGATACCGTTGGTTGACCATTCTAGTCCATGAAACTTGCATGTAATCTGTTGAACATGATCACCTGTGTTGTGTAGTGGATATCGGCGATGCGGACAAAACCGATGAAATAGATTTATGCCATCAACCGACTTGTTTAGTATAACTTCCGGAAGAACAAAGTTACCTTTTTCCACAGATGAAATATGTGAAAATATTTTGGGTATAGGTTTAAACATTAAATATTTATAATATAATTTCAAGGTATCAATAAAATACAAATATGAGTCTAAACGGTTATTATGTCGTTAATGAGGTGTCAATTAAAAATAAACTACAAGCCATACTTGAGGCTAGTAGAACTAAGACTACGGTTCAATGGAATTTCTTTGATGATATTTTTGCCAATGCAACGAAGTCATTTAACAAACATGAAGTACCCTTAAAGGAACTGTATAGAATTAGAGCACAACAGCTAAGAGACTCATACGATTATTTAATTCTCAATTACAGTGGTGGCAGTGATAGTCATAATATCTTGATGACTTTTCTAGAGTATGATATTAAACTAGACCATGTATACATTCAGTGGCCTGAGCAATTAATGAACAAAGGCATCTATACTCCTAATGCATTGGATAGAACAAATGCAAACTTTCATTCGGAATGGGATCTAGTAATAAAAAAGGACCTGGAGTGGTTAAGTAAAAATCATCCTGAAATTAAAATTGAAATAGGCGACTGGACTACAACTGTTAAAGAACAATTTTATAAAGATGACATATTTGCCAATGATGTTAGTAATTTACCAAGCATTGCAAGAGCACAAAAACAAAACACCTTTAGTACAACAGAAGGCATACTGGCACTACAAGGTAACAAGGTAGCAAGTATATTTGGTGTAGATAAACCCAACATCGTTAAAAAAGGCAACACCTGGTTTTTTTATTTTACTGATACTTCATGTATGGCTCAACCTAATCCAGATAATCCAAGCGGCACTGAATATTTTTACTGGAGTCCTAGCTTTCCAGATATAGCAATAGCACAGGCATATGCCATGAAAAAATATTTTGAAATAAATACAAGTAAAGAATACCTAGTACGAGCTTTATCAGAAAGGATGGTGCCTTCAACATCGCAACAGACGGCCTATACTACTAAAAATTATGAAAATTGGTATCATGAGTTTTCTCAACTTTCAGAGATATCAAAATTAGTGTGTTACCCATACTGGGATTTTAACCGTTTTCAAGCAGACAAGCCATTTGCAATCCTGACTGGATTTAAAATGGGAACACGAGGATGGGATAATATACTTACCAAATTACCCAAATTTGATAGAGTTCAACAGGCATGGGAGTATCATTGGAAGAGTTATTTGAACAAAATAGATATGAAATTTCTAAGAAATAATGACACGTTGACCGTTTGTAAAACCAACTGGCATATGCTTGCATAATACGTAGAATATAAATCATGTTTACATTAATTAAAAAATATATACGAGAAGATGTTACTATTCCATTTTTTGGAGAGCACGAACCATATCCAAAAGAATACTTGATGCAAATTAATGATAGATACATTAAAACCAGCAAGATATTAAAAAGTACAACAGAGTTTTCGGATGATAAAAAAATACAGACTACAACAATATTATGGAAAACGTCAGATGCTTTTTTAGACTTTGTGGTAGACAGTTCTTATCATATAGCTACCTACATGAGAAAACAACACATTTATAATTTAAAAAATAATATCAGAACAGAAACCAACTGTATAGGAAAATAACATGGAATATTTTAACCCACATTCAAATGAGTGGTTATTAAACAAATTTGAAAGTTATAAAAAATTACGAGAATTAGACAAAGCACAATATGATGAAAAATACAATGTACATTTAATAACAAGATACAAAGATGTTAGACTTGCGCTATCAGACCACAGCATATTTTCGTCTGCTAAAGGAAATCTAATAGTAGAAAATGAAGATCGTTTTGAAATGACTCCGGGGGCAAGCGATGACCCTATACATACAATTTATAAAAATATTGCTTTTGCTGCGTACAGTAAGGACAATATACAAAGAATAAGTGATTGTACAAACGAGCACATCAAACGCCTACTCAAAAAAGGAACATTTAATATATCAGAAGTTATAGAAGAAATAAGTGCATGGGCGACCGTAGAAATAATGAATCTTCCATATGATAAAGAATATGTTAAAAACTTGGTCATGGATATTCAGCGTCATTCTCCCAAATGTGTCTCAGTGAATGTTGATGACAGATCCCATAATGAACTGATTAAGTTACTAATCTCATTAACTACTATAGATTGTACTAAGTCTACAGGACCAGGGATATATCATGAATACATGAACAACAACCCAACTGGCGCAACTGTACTTTCTTTATTCGCAGGCCCTTGTATTTCCGGTGCAAGTTCATTGACAGGCGCACTACAATTTTTAACTTTGGATTTAGCCAGAGAAAATCAATTAAAGGTCTTGTTAGAAAATAAAAGTTTAATTCCGTTAGCAATAAATGAGTCATTACGATTTAACGCATCGACTGGGCGGTTTAGTAGAACTGTCACCAAAGATGTGACTTTACATAATATTAGTTTAAAACCGGGAGATAGAGTAGCATTGTGTTTAGAATCAGCTAACAGAGACTCAAATATATTTGATAATCCGGATGTATTTGATATACATAGAAATACTAGTGGTCATTTGGGATTTGGTTACGGCGCACACGCATGTATTGCGCTTGCGATTAGTAAGGCAATAATGAACATTTATTTGGATACGTTATTAGATAACGGAATGTATCAAATAATTACTGAAAATACTGATTTGAAATATGTGATGACCGCTAGTGGAAATGATGACATGATATCCAATATCATTATAGAGAGCATATAATTTTAAACAAATTGAATTTCCTTAGATAAATACATCTGTATCATACAGGAGAATATATGTATCAAATAATAAAAAAATTAGTAAGACCGGGCGTAGACACACCATGGCCTGATACTCTAGTAACTATGGATCCACAGCTTATAGAACATTTCAAAACAAATCACATAGAAACCGGTAAACATATTTTTCGAAACACCGACGATCATAAAAACGGATTAGAACGTACATTGACTGTTTTGTGGGAAACTAAAGAAGCATGGGAAGAGTTTGAAGCAGATCCATTAATGACGGAAATGCGTAATCATGTTTCACAACTATTTAAAGATGCAGGGATAACGGAAGAAATTGTAAGTTTCTCCGAAATTTAATTTAGTGCCCTCTATATTTGACTTACCTCATCTTTTTATTGTATTCGCCCCCGGCGCCGGGGGCAACTTTTTGTCAGGAATATTCGCCGGCCTAATTAATAAAGAATATTCTGATTTAGCAATATCAGAATCAGGAAGCTCACACACAACAATCTCTAAAAAATTTGATGTAAATAGTGATCTTTCTATGGGAACATTTATTGACGATACATCAAGTATCGATAAAAAAATAAAACACTATAGAGAATTGTTTAGCGATTTGATAATAAATCATCCAATAGTATCTTGGACACATGATTTTAACAATATCGAACTATATCGCAATATTTTCCCTAATTCAAAAATAATTGTAGTAACACAGTACACTGACGCTGAACAGTTAGCAGTCACGTTCATGCATGTGATTAAAAATCTAATGGATAATGATGTATCCACTGCAATACCAATTAGTCAATTTAAATCTATACAAAAAATCTTCAAAGAAGATTGCATAAATGTGCTTAGAAAAAAAATGAGCGAAACTCATATTAATTTAATATTCTCTGACCCCAAATATAAAAATATCGTAACATATATCTACTTAAAAAGAATGATGGGGTGGTATGGGTTACTCCACTTAGTAGAAGATGTACCTAAACAACATTTTTTGGAGATTATTAAATATGGTACAAGCAATAAACCTTACGAAATTGACAAATATTTAAATAGTGATTGTGTTTTACTACCATATTCGTCTATTATGTCAGGAGATGTTCATGTATTATTGAAAGTAATAAAAAATGTGTTATCCAGAGAATTGACCAACACTGAAAAAATATTTGTAAATGACAACTATTATAAATATAGAGCTAAACAAAATTTAGATATTTTAACAAATTCAAAAATGTATTATAAAAATCTTAGAAATTTAAATGTAGAAAGAAACATAAATGATAACTGATTTGGGTTTTTATAGTGTACGTGGGAAAAGTTTTTCTACAAACAAAGTCATGGCTGTTCTTGAGGCACAAAAAACAAACGCTGAAGTAGAATGGAATTATTTTGATGATGTATTCAATAAAGCAGATTGGTTAACTGAACCTGAAATTTCATTAGAAGAATTATACCGAATTCGAGCGCAACAAATTCGTGATGCGTATGATTATGTTGTTATATATGTCAGTGGGGGCGCTGATAGTTCAAATGTTGTTAGGACTTTTATAAATAATAATATTCATATAGATGAAGTAATTACAGAAATACCGGAATCTGGTATTAAAAATTTTGATTGGAACGATAAAGATTTTACCGCAAGTAATTTAATGTCCGAAGCAAAGTATGCACAATATCCTATACTTCATGAAATTTCTATCAATTCTCCGTCGACACGTATAACTGTTCACGACTTTTTTACCGGTGTTGTTAATGTGGAATCAGACGAATGGATATATCAAAATGAGGGAGACATTATTAGCATGTCAAACTATCAGTATGGGCGCATGGACCCCTTCCCTCATTTAAAAGACTTAGCAGAACAAGGTAAAAAAATTGCATCTGTATGGGGTACTGATAAACCAGTACTGGCCGTTTGGGGTGATGGATACATTTATACATTGATTGCTGACTCCGCAGTGTATGTGCCTAAATATCCCTTCAAGACAGTATATCCTAATGTAAATAGAGTATTATTTTATTGGTCCCCTGAATTACCAGAACTAATGATTAAGCAGTCGCATATTGTCGCCCGAGAAATTCTTAAACCTGAAAATAAATTTATTTTACGGGCTGCTATAGATCAAGGAAAGCGTAGTAAGGAAGTGAGCCTACTAGGAGTTGATGATACATTAAAGAATATTTTTAATTCTGCGGCCGATACAAATGTATCTTACTCACCTAAAACAATATATCAACGAAGCATAGTTCCTTTTATATATCCAAACACATTTAGAGAAGACGTATTTCAGGTACTCAAGTTTGAACAATCGCAAACCTTCTGTCCGGCTATTAATAATTGGATGAAATCATTACATGGAAATAGTCGCATAGGAGAAATGATTATTAGTGATTTTTCCTTGTTTTATAAAAACATATTACCCAAGTATTTAAATCCAAATAAAACAGGATTTAATATGTGTCTAAAAAGGTTCCGTATTGGATCTATAAAAAGTTTTTTACCAAAATCAAATAACAACTTATGAAAAAAAATATAATTTCAATATTATTACTACTATGTATTAGTTCTGCATGGTCAGATACAATCAAATTAATCGTGCCGTTTGCTGCCGCAGGCCCCATTACAGATATTGCGAGAGCGATTGCTCCTACATTATCTAAAAAATTAGATAAAACTATAATAATAGAAAATAAGCCAGGGGCAAGTGGCGCAATTGCAATGGAATTGGTATCTAATTCCCCATCAGATGGGCTAACTTTAATTATGGTTAATAATGGACTACTAAACATAAATCCAATGTTGAATACTGCTACTAGCTATAAGTCATCCGATGTAGTATCCGTAGGAGTATTTGCAACTGCACCAATCATATTGTATACTAGTTCTTCTATCCCTGTCAAAAACTTAAAAGAACTAATAGATTACATAAAGAGTAATCCTGGAAAGGCAAGCTGGGCTAGTCCGGGTTTAGGAACTAATCCACATTTACTTGGGGAAATGCTTAAAGCGCAACATGATTTAGACATGGTGCATGTTATGTATAAAGGTACATTACCTGCAACCATAGATGTGGCCGAGGGTAGAGTCACTATGATGTTTGATATTCTAAATCCAAGAATGACATCATTGTTTGATGCAGGAAAAACGAAGCCTATTGCAGTAATGGGAACTGAGCGAATACCATCACTACCTAATGTTCCAACTGTCGTAGAAGAAGGCTACTTTTTCTTAATTACTCAATCTTGGGTTGGTATATCTGTTAAATCTGATACTCCCGAACCTATTTTAAAACAGTTAAGAACTGTACTGACAGAAACTGTAGAAGATCCAGAGACAAAAGCTAACTTAAAATTTTTAGGACTGAATCCGTCAAATATAAAACCAGCGGCCGCACAAAAATTCATAGATGATGAAAAGAACAAGTGGACAAAGGTAATTAAAAAAGCAAACATTAAGATAGAATAAAATGAAGAAGTATTAACTTAGTGTTACATATAACACTATGGGTAAACTGTTGAAAAAAGTAGTTGACATCAATTCCTAGCTATGCTACACTTCAGCATGAGTTGAGAAATCAACACAAAAGAATTTTTGAGTTATGGGCAGATAGATGAAAAAAGAGGTTGACACTAATTCAACTATCTGCTATAATTCAGACATGAATTGCAAAAAGCACAAAAAACAGTGCTTAATTGCAGTAATTTTTAACCAGGACTAAATAAAACACTATGATGAAAAATATCAATCAATCGCTGAAACATACGAGCTTGTGGGCAATAGCACCAGAATGTTCCGTGTTAGCTGCCTTTGAGGGAAATTATTCAACACCGACAAGTATTCGCGGCAATAACGATCAGATGCTCCAGGGGTTCATAGGACGAGGAAGTTACAACTAAAGTAACACTCAACAAGTTTTATGAAACCCCTGGGATTGAAAAGTCTCAGGGGTTTTTGTTTATGTGTTGCTTAAAAGCAACAAAGGAATTTGACAATAAATGGATAAAGAGATACAATACAAAACTTCTGAAACAAAGCGTGATTGGTTTAAAGATCATGTTCTGACAAAGGAGCAACTAGCACAGTTGATAGCTAACAAGTTACAACGTGCAAAGGTCTATCAGATCCTGTATAAGGTAAAATGATAGACAGCGTGAATAGGCAACGAGAGCCGTAATACAGCGCAAAATGTATAGAATGGGCGGACAGTATACATGAACGTGTGGCGATAACACATTAGTAAGACTACTGGGTAGGGTATTGACCCTATCATGTCGTGTAGCAATACACGGCATTCTAAAACATACTAACGGGGTAACCCTGCAGTAGCTTTCTAGATAAGCAGGCTGCAAGTTTCTTGAAAAGTAGGTGGTATAACGGGGTCTAGTGTGTTTTAGAATGCTTACTACAGATGAACAACTCATATCCCTCTGACGGGTATGCTGTAGTGACAGATTTTTATTCTCCGGTACTCTAATTGGTAAGAGACCTGACTGTTAATCAGACGTAAAGGCTGCAAAGCGTAATATGGAGGTTCGATGCCTCTCTGGGGAGCCAAATTTAGGTGCGTTCATATAATGGTCATTATCTCGGATTGTCTATCCGAAGACGGGAGTTCGATTCTCCCACGCATCGCCAGTATTATGTTGGGGTATAGTGTAATGGCTTATCACAGCGGGCTTTGAACTCGCTAATCTTGGTTCGATTCCAAGTACCCCTACCAAAGTTATCTGAGTGAAATGTTACGGTAGCATCCCTGTCCTGGACACAGGAAGCGGCAGTTCAACTCTGCCCACTCAGACCAAATGTGTTTCTCATTGTGTACAATTGTATAGAATGAGAAACAAAAATCAATGGAGTGTGTTCCCTGTTGTCGGCTGTAACCCGATAGGCACAATAAGCAGGGTGGCGCCAAGTAGTTCGATTCTATCACACTCCACCAGTATATGGGGGCAGCAGCGGGCTGCGGTGATCCCTTGCAAGGATCATGACTAGAAGGGTTCAACTCCCTCGGCCTCCACCAAGTTTAGGATGCTAACAGCAAAGTTAAAAACTTTTCTTTTGGTGAAAACAAAACGCATCCTGTTTTATATGCTCTATTAGTTCACGTGGTAGAATAACGGTTTTGTAGTCCGTAGAAGGCAGTTCAAGTCTGTCATAGAGCACCAATTAATACTCCGGTCGTCTAGTGGCTAGGACGCCAGCCTTTCAAGTTGGAGAAGCGGGATCGAAACCCGTTCGGAGTACCAAATTATTCTATATATTTAGATAGTAATTTTTGTGCCTGCTTCATTGTAAGCCTATTGCCAGCTAAATCAGTAAGCACAAAACATAAACAATATCTATCTTCTTTTGGATTTACTACTAAATGTGGTATACCTACTTGAATTAATGCACACCCTGTTACATTAGTAGCATGTACATGCGTAACTTCATTGAGAGAAAATTCAAGATATTCGGTATCAGCCATTGTTACTTTTACTTGTTTTTTATTTACGGAGTCATTAATAGTAAACCAAAGCATTTTACTATTTTTTCCCTTATATATCCAATTAATCTTAGTGAAGTCACCGGATAAGTTGTCAGCGTGAATGGTTCCTTGTTGTCCGGGCTTTCTATAGAACAATTCAATCCAAGATACTTTTATTCCTAAATTAAATAACAACTCTTTTATTTCGAGATTTATTTCATCTAGACTAATGGATGTGTGATGTTCTGTTATTTTTGTGATATCATACATTTCTCTCATAGGTGAAATGTACAATGTCAATGGGTTGCAATAAGGATTCATATATATATTTAGTAATTAGTTTTTGCGACCGTAACTCAGTTGGATAGAGTACCAGGCTACGAACTTGGGAGTCGGGAGTTCGAATCTCTCCGGTCGCACCAATTTTAAATTTCGTGTCCTTTGTTGACGCTTAATTACATAATTTATTTATTTTGCACTAATTTTTGTATTGTGACTAATAGTTCGTTGTAGTTAGACGGCTTGGGTACAATATAATAACTAGCATCATCAATAGTAGGCAAGTCTTCATAGTACAAGTCTAGATCAAAACTAACGGCCGCGTGATCTAATTTATAGTTTGCATATTTAAGAAATGCAATATACTGTTTAATTTTTGCAATATTAATGGATACAGTATCAACAAGAGTTGATTCTTCTTTATTAAAATGCCATTTATAATTTCGTTCATGTGCAATATACCAACTTGCAACTTGTTTAATAAAATCTTTTCTTCTAATTCTTATTTTATATGCCTCACGTAGTAAATATATGGATGCTTCTGTTCCGTATCTATGTAGGTATACAAAATGACATTTAAGAATAAAATCTTTTGAATGCTTAATATAGTTTAAAAAATTATTAATTTCTTGTTGGCCTGTGTAATCAGGTTCTACAAAATAAGGAATATCTTTTTCATATAACGATTTTATGTACTTACCTAACACAGTACTACCTGTTCTGGGAGTTGACAGTATTAGAATAGGTGTTTTTGTTATTGTAAACATATGATATTTAGTTAGTCATTTGTTCTACTAATATAAAGGCTATTATACCTGTTTTGTAATCAGGTTATGGCGGTTTGAATCTCTTAGGTCGCACCAAAGTTTGACAATAAATCACAATTGTGATACAATACATTTTTAAAAGGAGAACGACATGAAACGTTCAGGTAAACGATAGTGTCATTCTTAGACTTCCAAGTATGGTCTAGGGATGGCACATTAAAGAAAATTTAATACTGCTATCCCTCACAAACATTAAGGTGATGTAACCGGCTCTTAACCGGTAAAACACGGATCGTTACCGTGGTGTGGGACCATATTTGGGTTCATAGTTTAACGGCTAAAACATCAGACTTTTAATCTGTAAGACTCCCGGTTCGAATCCGGGTGGACTCACCATATAAAAACACATTATAAAACGGGTTCGATTCCCTGCTAATAAAATAGTCTGGTGACGGAAGCTAGTGTGTTTCTATATGGTTAGTAGCAAAAGATGGGACTGAAACAGGACTGTTAGTCACAGCCTATGTCAGTTACCGGGGTGTGCGAAGTCGCAAGAGTAGGCCTGACCGCTAGAGGGTAGCGACACCATATAAAAACATACTCAGATCAATGGCCATTGTTTTGTTGGTATAGCCTTGTTGAACGAGGTGACAGGTTCGATTCCTGGAGTGTGTTTCTATATGGTATAGCTGAACAATATACTATATCTATCATGGTCAGATGAGTTTCCACCTGAGTGCCATGTGTTATGTGCATTAGCCATAACCCATCCTTCTCCAAATGATGAAGGTACATATTGTGGATTCAGCATATTTTCTGTATCATATAGTACAGTGTTTTGTTTAATATCATTCACTGGGTTCAAGAAAATCATCCCAACTATTACAATTTGTCTACTATCAAGGTGGGGTGTAAGAGAAAATTTAGGTTTATCAAGATGTAAAGAACAATCGAACTTACATTTTTTTTTAAGTTCTTCCTTAGATACATTATTCCACAACTTTTGAAAATCTTTTATTTCATAAAATTTATCTATGAAAGAGTAGTCAACTATTAGTTGTCTTATTTCACTAAGAATTTTGGTGGTTATTGCAGAATTATAACGATAAGGATGAATTTCATTAAACTCACATGTGTTTAGCTCATTTAAAACTTCTTCATATGTGTATGGCATGTCTAAATGTACTAACTGAGTATATTGCTTAATTTTAGTTGTTGCGAGTATCATAATGTATTTATTAATAAATACTATATGATAGTTCAATCAATACACAGCACAATGAGTGTTACTCGTACAGGTTATAAAAACACTGTATACACTACACTTGAAGACCCTGTAACTCACAAAAAAGTTATAGAAGTTGTAGAACACCTTTATGATAAGACGGGTAAAGTAGAACCCTCTAACACTAAAGGTCGTCACGTAGATACAAAAATATAATTGCCCCGATAACCCAATTGGAATGAGGTGTCTCTCTCAAAAGGAGAATCGTGTCGGTTCGAATCCGACTCGGGGTACCAGTTTTGGGATAGACGGTAAGATAGAGTCCCTAGTAATCTAGCACAGTTTAGGTTGGCTGTGTGACACCGCACACGATTACATGGTAGTATAAACTCTCTTATTCGAGACATACTAGTATAAAGTACTTCATACTAGTTCCCGCTTTTTAATGCCAAGATAGCTCATCAGGTAGAGCACTAGTTTGAAGCACTAGGTGTGGTTGGTTCGAGTCCAACTCTTGGTACCAAACAAATGGAAAGTAATGCAGTCGGGATGGTCCGGCGACTAGTCTTGAAAACTAGGTTCTCATGAAGAATGGGATGGGGTTCGACTCCTCTGCTTTCCTCCAAACAACGGTGATATAGCACAGCGGTAGTGCATCTGCTTCATACGCAGCCGGTCGTTAGTTCGAATCTAACTATCACCACCAAACTAAATATAAATACAAAATGCAATACTATAAAGAACTAGATGTTGATAATTACGATAGCATTATATCTAACACGTTAAATTTTATAAAAGAAAAAACAAATCTGTTAGAGATACCTACTACAAATAATTGGCACAACATATCATTCAATGAATACATTAAATATGTGCCTGAATTAAAAACTGCATTCTTAAAATATGATGGATTAGTTCCTACTAGGGTACATCTATTCGTAGTATATTACAATAACGCACAGCGTATACATAAAGATACCGACTCATTAACTGCTAGAATTAATTTTCCTATACTCAATTGCAAAGATACATTTACTAACTTTTATAAAAATGTAGTGTTTAATAAAATGCTCAATCCTAGCAACAATATTGAATATTATATAGCAACAAATACAGACTATGAATTTATGGATGGGGTTGAAATAAAAAAAGCAACATTGATTAGAGTACAGGAAGCACATTGTGTTGTTGTTCCACATGATTTCATCGCACCAAGAATAACAATGACTGTTGGGTTTGATAAAGACCCTGTATTTTTATTTGACAATTAAGACTTTTTAGGTGTGACCTTAGTGTAGCGGCAGCACCCCAGATTGTGATTCTGTTAGTACGGGTTCGACCCCCGTAGGTCACCCCTAAAAAGTTTATAGCCTCATAGCTCAGTTGGTTAGAGCAATGTGTTGATAACGCATAGGTCCTGTGTTCGAGTCACAGTGAGGCTACCATTTATACCCCTTTCGCCAAGTTGGTCTAAGGCATCGGCACTTATTGGACTAAATAAGTATATGATTACTGAACAACTTATTAGACCGTTATTTGAACAAGGCTTGAGGAATAAAGAGATTCAAGAATTATTGAATGTCTCAAGTTATGTTGTTTCGCATTGGCGTAAAAAGTTAGGATTCCCTAGGACATTCAAAATAAATGAGACTAGAGACTATGACTGGAAAGCAATACAAGAGGATCACAATAATGGCATGTCTGAAACAAAATTATCAAAGAAATATGGTATTTCAACGCGGACCATTTATGATGCTAAAAAAGATGGTAGATTAATACCAAGAGAGTATCAGCGTAAGTGGCGCACACATAAACAGATACGTGCCACTGTCAATGAGGCAAACGCTAGATATAGAGCAAGAATGAAGGCACAAGTAGTGCCCGGAGAAGATATTCAACCCATTCAGGACTTTTATGCTAATTGTCCTGAGGGTTATGAAGTAGACCATATCATTCCTTTAAGTAAGGGTGGTCTACATAGTTTGTCTAATTTACAGTATCTAACGATAACTGAGAATAGGAAAAAATCAAACAAAATATAGGGGATTCGCCAAGCGGTACGGCATCTGATTTTGATTCAGACATGCGGTGGTTCGATTCCATCATCCCCTGCCAAATACCCCGGTGGTTCGAGTCCATCAGGGGGTGCCACATATGACGCTGTAGCTCAATGGTAGAGCACTTAGAAAAGATATCCTGTCAAGGATACAAACAGCAAATAACTTCATTCCATGTTAAGGAAGTGGTTGTAGGTTCGAGTCCTGCCAGCGTCACCAAATTTAGGATGATTATTTCAGCGGTAGAATACTTCCGTGACAAGGAAGAGGTCAGTGGTTCGATCCCACTATCATCCACCAGACATAAATATAACATGTTTATAAAACTTAACAAAAATATTCATATACCTGAATATTCAGCAAAAACTAGTATAATAGGATACGCTAATAAAATTAAATACTCAACTGTATCTGTTCCATTTAATGATATTTTCTCTCTAGTGCCCAAAATATATAGAGATAAGTTCCTAATATATGTTATGGAAATAACCGGATCAATAGGACCGCACACTGACAGTGAAATATTAAGTACTATCAATATCTATGTCAACCCTGATAATTGTACTACAAAGTTTTTTGATATTCCAAAAGACTCTATAATTGATACAGTGCAGGTAAAAAATCAAACTAATGGTAAGGTATTTAAGGCATCACAATTATCATTGTATGGTTCATTTATCGCAAAAACAGATGAAGCGTGGTTGTTAGATGTAACAAACCCGCATAGTGTAACTTCAAATAAAATTGATTCTTCGTTGATTAATAGGACTGCAATAGTTCTGCAAACAAAATTTTATTCTTTTGAACAAGTACAAGAGATGCTTAAAGAAACCGGCTATTTATAAAGCCAACATAGCTCCAATGGTAGAGCAGTATGCTGAAAATTCATGTATTGCTGGTTCTAGTCAAAGTTGGCACCAAACAATCTCGCTGTAGTTCAAAGGATAGAATAGAAGTTTCCTAAACTTTTGATCCAAGTTCAATTCTTGGTGGCGAGACCATAATTGACAACAGATCATTTTCCAATTATAATAACACAACGGGTCATTAGCTCAGTGGAAGAGTTCTGGTCTTCGAAACCAGCTGTCGGGAGTTCGAATCTCTCATGACCCACCAACAAGGCATTAAATACATATAGACAGTAACAAAGGAGTATACTATGGCTGTTCTAGCATTAGACATTTCAGGAGTTCCCCGGCAGTGGATCTCATACGATGACGCAATCGCCTACCACGCAACCGACTCAGTAGCATGGAGTATGGGTGAAGTTGTGGCCAAGTACAGAGGTGGCGTTCAACATGATGGAACATTAAGCTACCTAGAATCTCCTTCAATCATTGCGATTAAAGGACATAGCTTTAACCCACACAAGCACACGCACGTGGCATTGACCAACAGAACGTTGTTTGGTCGTGACCGTTATGTTTGTGCTTACTGCGGCGGACACTTTCCTAACTATAACAATCTAAGTCGTGACCACATTGTACCTAAGTTTTTAGGTGGTGAAAACACTTGGATGAATGTAGTTACAGCGTGTAAAGAATGCAACAGTGACAAAGGTCATAAGACATTGAAAGAAGCACGTATGGAATTGTTGTACACACCTTATGCACTTAACCACTACGAAAATATGATTCTACAACATAGAACCATTCTTGCAGACCAAATGGAATACTTGTTAGCAGGTGTCCCAAAACATAGTAGAATTTTATTGTCATAGTATATAATACTATTAAATAAAATACATATTCCTTGATAGCTCAGTCGGTAGAGCAAAGCACTGTTAATGCTTGGGTCACACGTTCGAACCGTGTTCGAGGAGCCACTTATCCGCCCTACTAGTACAATGGTAGTACACTGGTTTTGTAATCCTGTGATGGCAGTTCGATTCTGTCGTGGGGCACCACATATCTTTGTTAAACAATCTGCTTGACAACAAATCAACAATCTGCTATAATAGAAGCAAGTAAGAAATATATCTGGCGTTCGTTCAACGGATAGGACAACATTCTTCTAAAGTGTTTATAGGGGTTCGATTCCCTTACGCCGGACCAATAACAGTTGTTGTAAAAATACAACAACACAAAGTTTGACAATAAATCAAATTGGTGCTATAATACATACATGAGTTGAAGAAGTTCTTGGAAACAGAGACACACAAAAGAACTTGACAATAAATGGTAAAGGTGTTATAATAGACACATAGCA